AGATTGTGGTTCTGAATGTCGTGGGTTCGAGTCCCACCTGCCACCCATCCCACTAATAAGCGGAAAGCCCGATAAGTAAAGGCTTTCCGCTTATTGCTTTTATAGAGAAAAGTCTTGAAAATAATTGAAAGTAAGTTCTGAATTCAGAAAGTAGTTAATAAAAAGGGACTAAAAAGGAACTAATTATGGCAACATTAAAAGCAGTAATAAAAAATGGAAACAGGAGGAAAGATGGTACGTGGAATATAGTTATCCGCTTGACGCATAACTCTACTAAGCGTTTTATTCCTACGTCTATGTATGTTTCTAAGAAAGACATCACATCTTCGTTTAAGATAAAAAATGCACAGATACTTGAAAAGTGCGACATGTTGATAGCGGAATATAGGAAACGACTAAATGAGCTTGATTTAGAGTTGAATGATTTTCCCATTGACGCTATTGTAAAACAGCTCAAAAGAAAAGAAAGCGGAGAAGATGTGTCGTTTACAGATTTTGTGAATCTATGGCTTAAGAAGAACGCAGATAAAAAAGGATTGAGAAACTACAAGACTTCTGTTAATTCGTTTAAGCGGTTTATAGGACATGAAAACATATCGTGTAAGGAATTGAACGTAAAGACGCTAAAGTCCTTTGAAACGTCCTTAAAAGACCGCCCACGTGCGCAATCACTATATATCAATAGCCTGAAAACGTTGTTTGCAGCTGCAAAAGAATACTACAACGATGAGGATAATGGTATTATTATTGTTAAGCATTCGTTGGAAAGGTATAAAACAGTACCACAAAATATAGCGAGGAAACGTGCATTAACCGTTGACGAGGTGCGATCTATCTTTTCACTGCCCTATGATAACGTAAAGGTACGTGGGTATTCGAGCAGACATGACCTTGCGCTCGATTGCTTCAAATTGTCGTTCTGTCTTTTGGGAATGAACTCGGCTGATTTGTTTAACGCAAAAGAGTTCGATGGAAAAACAATTACTTATAGTCGCACAAAGACAAAGGACAGGAGAAATGACAATGCGATTATGCAAGTTGATGTGCATCCAATAATAGCACCATTAGTAGAAAAATACCGTGATAAGGAAAGAGTTTTCAATTTCCATGAAAGATTTTCAAGCATGGAAAGTCTTAATCGCAATATCAATATTGGATTGAAAGAAGTCGGAAAGGTAGTTGGGATAGACAATCTCCAATTCTATGCTGCACGACATTCTATGGCTACTATTGCAGTTAATGACGTTGGAATAAGTAAGTATGTTGTTAATGATATGCTGAACCATACTGACCAAGCATTGAGGGTTACAGAGCTTTACATAAAAAAGGATTTTAAGTCTATCAATGAAGCAAACAGGAAATTGCTGGAGTACGTATTTGATAAAAACGTGTAACAATCACATTTTTAGATAAATAGCTTACACAAACATCCTATTCTTTTCCTTATATTTGTGTATTCTTTCAAATCACAAATATCAATGGAAAATGTTATAGACACAATTAGAAACATCAAAACGGCTCGTATAGAACTGCAAAGGGCTATTCGTAACGAAAAATTGGCAACTTCACCACAGCTGACGGATTTATCTTTTGTTGGAAAAATTTATAATGTCTTTCTTGAAGATAAAGGAGAGTATATTACAGTAAATGACCGCAAGGTGTTCATCTTTGTGGTGATCTATTTATATGCGCCACAAAAACTATTTGGAGGAAAAATGCCACATGGAATGCGCAGGGCTATTGCGAACGTCGCTGGGATAACTTGTGCAAGCTTCATTTCTTCAACTTGCGCTGAATTGCTAATCCTATATACAACTTATGACGATTTTCAACAAGAAGTTGATAGGCTTTTGAATAAGGTTTACTCTATTGTTCAATAATTTCTGTCATATCTTTTTATGTACTTTCAAATTGTAAGCGAAACAGAAAACGAAACAAAAAGTGAAACAAAATTCATATGATATAAAAGCATGTATATCAACGCATTGAAAGAAAACTTTTAACACATCAGAAACAACATCCGAAACAAGAAGTGAAACAAGATTTTGATGATTCCGTGTAAAATAAATTCTAAAATTTATTAGGAGTTAACATTGCTAACTATCCTTGCCAGTTTTCTGATATCATAACTGGTCATCATGTTGAACCATATTGATGTAAAAAAGTAAATAATTTACGAGTTGACGGAAAGGTAGTGAAAATAATAAGGGCAGCCTTAGCGGCTACCCCTTTTATTCTATCTAAAATGACCTGCAACTTGCCTTGTTGCTTTTTCTTTTTCCTCTTTACTAATTGTTAATGGTTTAGGTGTTTCTTTTTTATCACAGAAATGTTCTGTTAATTTCCTAACATCATTTGTCATTATCCACAACTTAAAGAATAGGATAATTTGTAAGACACCAAAAATTATCAATAAAATCGAAACAAAATTTAAGTTTTCCATAAAATAATTATTTAGTTGTACAAAGAATTTCTTTTAACTCATTAAAGTTGTCTGGATTTTCCAGATCTCCCCAAAAGAATTTTCTATATTTGTTTCTATCAAAGCCATTTTTATTGGTATAAACAAGGATTATTTCTTTGTCGCATAATACAATGATAGAAGATTCCATTAAATGTGCGTATGAATTGGCTTGTTGAAAAGTTTCATATATATCCTTTTTGTTCCGCATGGATAGTTTTGCTTCAATTAGCACTTTGGCGACATAACCGTTTTCCGTTTTGGTACAACGTAAAGCAAAATCAGGAAATATTCTTTCTCCACGTCCTGCACGCAAAGGTATCTGTCGCATATAATCAGTTATACCAATATTATGAAGCAGAGGAATTAGCAGCTTTTCTTCTACGTCTTTCTCTAATTTTATGTCTGAGCGGATTATCTTAGGAGCATACAAAGTTGGTAATTTGCTCGTATCGTAGCCTTTCTTTTGAACAATTCGCAAAATTTCTTGATAATCTCTATTGCTCATCTCCCAACCATTTACACCCTGAAAGTTTTTCCTTATAAGCGGATGGGAAGAAAAATACACATCACTCTTTAATTCATGAAGTGAGATGTGAGGTAAATTTGTCCGCTTTCCTATGTATGTATTAGCGTAATAGTAAAAGAAAGGGTCGATGACACCATCTGTTTGTGCTATCCACATACATGTTATTGCGCATATAGGATGTGTCTCATAGTGTATGAGAATATCACCTCGCATGGTATCTTCATTGGCTTGCCAAAACATAAAATCTAAATCTTCCTCTGGATGAATCTTCCCTCCAATAAACCAGGCCTTAGATGGTTTTGGTATCTCCGTTAGAGTAACCTTCGTAACTCCTTGACCAAAATCATAAAGTAAGGCGCATAGTTCGTAGGGAGATAATCCATTTTGTTTACGAAAGTAATATAGCACTTCGCATAGTTCCCAGTAATACATACAGCGAGCCCTATAATCACTCTTTTTGGGAGGTATTGGCATATCTATGCCAAAGACATCGAAGACTTTTGTAAAGTCAAAGAAGTGATACCTGAACATATTAGGAAAGAAATATTCTGGTTCTTTGAAAAACAGCATAAATGACAAGTCCATATTAGCCATGAGATATGTCTTATAGTCTGCTTTTTCTATAAAAGGTTCTCCGTCATCAAACAATATCGCTCCGTCTATTATATGTTCGTATAGATTGCGTGCATCTCTAATATCTAATAATGCTGGTGCAGGATTAATCGCAAGTTCCCATAGAAGTTCACAGCATTCTTCCAAATTATTTTTATCCGTAAACCTTGCCTCCATAGGATTATATTTGGAGATAAGTTCATACATAGCTACATCTTGAGCAGATTTTTCAAACTGTTCTATTGTTCTACGTCCACCATTGGTTTGTTTATACAAATCCCATGTGTATTTATTGAATGTCATTTCCCTGTCAATGTTATCATTATTATTTTTCCACAGTGCGGACAGGTGATTGCGTTTTGGCGGTCGTTCTCATCTGCAACCAGTTCAGAAACAGATATTCCTATGATGTCCGCAATTTCTTGCAATCTATCTAATGGTGTCTTTCCATTAAGAAGCTGCGACAATGAAGATTGTGAGATACCTTGCTTTCCACCTCTTTTATTTGTCATTTCAGATGCAAGCCTTTCAAGCGTCCATCCATGTTCTTTTATGACTTTTTTTACGTCCATAAGCAATAACTTATATTATTTTGCAGCAAAGATAAATTTTTATTTTGAAAAAAACGAGAAAACGTATATAAATTATAAGATATAACTAATTTATAGCAAACAATTGTTAAGTAAATACTTATAATCGTAAACAAGAGTTAAATGTTAGATATATCTTATTAAAAAGATTGTATATATAAGAAATTACTTATATATTTGCATCGTGATTAGTTCACAAATGAGTTACAGATTTTCGAGCAAGCCTTGAGCCTTTCTCACTTAAAAGAAAAACGACTGAAAGAGTAAGAAACAAAGTAAAACAATTAAAAACATTGCAATCATGAAAGTTATAGATTTCAAAAACAAAAAATTAGATCTCAACGGTGCATTATTCATTCATGGTGAAAAAGACTATTCAGCATGCACAGCTACAGTAAGCAGCAGAAAATTTAAGACGCTCAAAGGCACGATACAGTGGCTAAACAAAAGAGGTTATACAGAAGCATAAAGTAAAAACATAACAATCCGCCTATTGTTGTTTATTCAACAGGCGGATTTTATATAAACAACATTATTAACAGTATCTTTGGATACACAAAAAAGAGAAAAGTTATGAAAGTATTAAATCTAATCATCAAGCAAAAGTATTTCGATGCCATACTTGCAGGTCGTAAGGTGCAAGAGTTCAGAGAGGTTCGCCCAACGACAATCAAGAAACTATTACAGCTCGATGCAGACGGTTTTGAGGTAGAAGATGAACACGGAAACGCACAGCCAATCAAGTATGATGCCATTCAATTTTATGTTGGCTACAACAAAGATCGTGACAGCGCACTTGTAGAGGTTCTTGGCGCGCATTGCGAGGTATTCGTAGATGCTGACGGCAATCCAATCACATACGAGTATGGCAAAGACAAAGGCGGTAACCCGCTTGAGTGGTGGGCAGAGCAAGTGGTTTATGATTTAGGTAAAGTACTTTCACACAATATTAGAGACAAGTCGAAGACGATTTAGCAATCTAAGGGTAAAAAGATTATGGCAAAAAAACGTGGCATTCAGCGCACTGGCTATTCAACAAGTAAGTATCGTGGTGGCCGAAAGGCTCTCACGGACAAAACGACAGGTAGCGCAGGTCGTGGCAATAGGTATGTAAGCCGTAGACAGCAATATTATGATATTCGAGTAGGTCTCGGTTTAAGTGGAGGATAATATGAACAAATTACAAGAGGCACATAAGATAATCGCAGGCGTTCGGCAAAAGTCGGACACCTGTGTTGTCTTTTGTTCCCTTGGTAAAGATTCTATCGTGACTTTGGATTTGGTTTACCCTTGTTTTGAGAAGGTGGTATGTGTGTTTATGTATTGGTGTGCAGGACTTCACCATATTAATCGATGGATTAGGTGGGTGAAGAAGAAATATCCAAAGGTTGAATTTATGGAAGTTCCTCATTGGAATCTGACGTATATTCTTCGTGGCGGTCTGTATTGCGTGCCTAACCCGAAAGTTAAGCTGCTGAAACTCGCTGACGTGATTAAGGCGGTGAGAATGAAGACAGGCGTTTACTACACGTTCTTAGGAATGAAAAAAGCGGACGGAATGAACCGAAACCTTATGCTAAAAGGGTACGAAGCGCAAGGGTACGAGAATAACGGCTTGGTTTATCCGCTTGCATCATGGACGCAGAAAGACGTTAAAGCCTATATGCGCATGAAACGTTTGCCGCAACCTGTTCTTTATGGAAACAAAGCCAGTAACGGCTTGGGATTTAATCTTGATTGTTTTCTGTGGATGAGAAAACATTGCCCTGAAGATTTTGATATTGTTTATAAAACATTTCCAATGGCGATGAGGATTTTGGAAGAATATGATTACAAAAATACACACAATGGTTGAGATTTGGAAAGATATTAAGGGATGTGAGGGCTGTTATCAAATATCCAATATAGGAAGAGTGAAAAGCCTTTCAAGACGTATTGCAAGAAAAGGTCAAAATGATTGCATAACACAGGAGAGAATATTAAAGACTTTCCAGTTAAAAGGTGGGTATGTAAATGTTATGCTACGCTGTGATGGCAAAAGTGTAAATCATAATGTACATCGTCTTGTAGCCGAGGCTTTTATTCCAAATAATAATCCGAATTTTGATTGTATCAACCATAAAGACGGAAACAAGGCAAATAATTGCATTTCTAATCTTGAATGGTGCAATCATTCTCTCAACTGCCTACACGCTTATGACAATGGAATTTCACATAAAAGTGGGAAATTATCTGATTTACAGGTAAGGGAGGTCAAAAAATTGTTGAAACAAGGGGAAAGGTGCGTGGACATAGCACACAAATATGGTGTTCACCTAAACATCATATCAAATATAAAATGTGGACATACATATCGAAGAGTATTATAACAGAATTATAAACAGGATAACAACTAAAATTAAGAATTATGGCAAGAAGAGAAAAATTATTGGCAACTGATTACTCTCGTTTTAATGGGAGAAATTTATCTAAAGCGTTCGACATGAAAGCATACGCACGTAAAACGAGATACGGTGTACATTTGGGTGCAAAGTCTACAAGGAGCGGTGTTGCAGCAAAGGCTCGTGGTGCAGTTTCAGGATAACAAACAAAGGAGACAAGTCAGATGGATAACAAATATTTCACATCTGTGAGTGTGGAATTGAAACGCTCACAGATAAAACTTCACGATAAGAACCCTCGTACGATTCCTCCAGAGAATCGCAAGGCTCTCAAGCGTGGCATCAAGAAGTTCGGCATGGTCGGAGGTATCGTGGTGAACAAGCGGACAGGCTACACTCTTGTCAGCGGACACCAGCGACTTTCGGTCATGGACGAGCTTCAAAAGTACAATAGCGACACAAAAGAGAACGATTATATCATTCGTGTGGATTTAATAGACGTTGAGGAGAAAGAAGAAAAGGAGTTACTCATCTTGCTCAACAACCCATCAGCACAGGGTGAGTGGAATTATGACGCTCTCCGAGAACTTATCCCCGACATAGACTATAAGGACGCAGGGCTTACGGAGCAAGACCTTGACATCATTGGCGTGGATTTTCACTTCCAAACCGATGAAGAAAGTAATATTGCTGGAGAGCTTGACGACCTCATGGAGCCAGTACGAGAGGAACACCAAGCGGATTTGACACAAAGACAAGCCGAGAAAGCTGAAAAGGTGGCACGCATGAAGCAGGTTAAGCAAGAAGTGAAAGAAGCCGCTACAAAGGCGGCTGCCAACATGGATGCTTACCTCATGCTCTCGTTTGACACATGGGAGGCAAAGGCGGAGTTCTGTGAGAAGTTTGGATTTGACCCCGATGAGAAGTTTCTCAAAGGTGAAGTATTTGAAGAAAAAATAGAAACTCTTTTAACTGAATAGCTATGGCAAGAAAGAGATTTAAAAATTCAGCAGAAGTTAAGGCACAGATAGGAAGAATACAATCTTATACCCATAACACGGGTGTTAGTGCAGGTAAATTCTTTCGTGCAGTAGGTCGTGTAAGCAGTGCCGTGAGAAGTGGAAACAGGGCTAACCCTTTTGCTCCGAAAGAAAGGCAGCAGACAAACGGATACCTTTTGAAGCAACGCACTTCACGGGGAGCAGTATCAGGCTAATATATCATGGCAAGAAAATATCTAACAGAAGAAGAATATCTATCTGTAAAAGGATATGGAGCGCAAGGTATCGGTGATGTTGCTCTGCATAAAGGCAAACAAAGAACTCTACGCCAGCAAAACATGTTGGCGGATAAATACCTTAATGACATGCGCTCCTATTCTTCCAAGAGAGAGCAACTCCGCCAAGAATATAAAGCACTTGTAAGTAAAGGAAAAATATTACCTCCGAACAACATTGAACGTCTTCTTAAAACGGCAAAAGGTCATTCAGATAACGAATCTGTAAAGGCTGCAAGACGAATTTTAGAAAAACGCGGGTATGATTGGAGGGGTAAGGGATTGACAAACGGATAAAGAAAGAACTATGGCAAAACCAAAATATGATTACGACAGCGATTACTTCTACCTGCGCATACAAGAGAGTGCGGACAGGCAGATGCAGGAGAATCATATCATTTGGGATAAGGTCATAGCAGCTGATTTGGGGTTTGAAACACCAACGACATTCTCTGAAATGAAAAACGGTGAATATCGTGCGTGGTCGAAAGAAGAAAATGAGAGGAGAAGCAAACGAATTAACGATTTGCTGTCGCGCGCCCGTGCGGGTGTAGAGCCAGAAGTGTGGAAGATGATACTCGAAATGGGGCTTGGTAAAGTACAAGCACAGGACATCACTTTTGACAAGATTGGCGACAAGATACAGGACGAGCAAAGAATAACCGTCCATAAGCTACCTCCCAACCTTAACGCCTTGCAGATGTGGCTCAGACATCACTCGCAGATATACCGCAGCATAGAGAGTGGGAAGTTGGAGGAAGAGGAAAACAGCGACATTCCAACGGACATCACCCACGGAATAGATATTGGCAAGTGGATAGAAAAGGAGGTGAGTGATGATTAAGACACATAAGGTCTATTATCCTATATACGCCAACAAGGATAAGTTTATTATCCTCATAACAGGAGGGCGTGCCAGCGGAAAGTCGCATTTTGTGTCTTCATTCCTTGAGCGTCTGACGTTCGAGATGACTCCAGTAGATAAAATAGTGCATCAGATTCTTTATACACGTTACACGATGGTCTCCGCCAACATTTCCATTATCCCAGAGTTCTTGGAAAAGGCTGAATTGGACGGCACGCAAAAATACTTTCGATCCACACGTTCCGATGTGACCAACCGAATGACAGGAAGCACGGTGATGTTCAGGGGGCTGAAAACAAGTTCTGGAAACCAAACGGCAAAGTTAAAGTCCATTCACGGAATCACCACTTTTGTCGTTGATGAAGCGGAGGAATGGGTGTCGGAGAAAGAATTTGAAACTATCATGCTCTCCATACGTCAGAAAGGCATACAAAACCGAATCATCATCGTTATGAACCCTACGGATAACAACCATTGGGTTTACAAACGTTTCATAGAAAACACACATAAGGAAGTGATGTATGACGGCATTCCTGTTCAGATAAGCACGCATCCTAATGTGTTGCACATCCATACAACCTACTTGGATAATATTGAGAATTTATCGCAGGAGTTTATCAACGAGGTGGAAGACATGAAAGTCAATAACCCCGAAAGGTATGCTCACACCGTCATGGGTAGGTGGGCAGACGTTGCAGAGGGTGCAGTATTCAAGCATATCGGTGTCGTTAAGGAGTTTCCGAAGTGGTGCAAAAAAGTGGCAATCGGTCTTGATTTTGGCTATACAAACGATGTGAGTGCTGCCATGATGTGCGGAATGATAGACGACAACCTTTATGTTGACGAGTTGTTTTATCGGACAAGTATGCTCTCTTCCGACCTAATTAAGGCTTTGCACAGATATGAGATGAAAGTCTTTTCAGACAGCGCAGACCCACGACTTGTGCAAGAAATACACAACGGTGGAATAAAAATATACCCTGTTGAAAAGGGCGCAGGCTCAATTATCGCAGGAATCGACAAAATGAAGTCACTTAATATCTTTGTCACCGAAAGATCGTACAATCTCAGAAAAGAGTTCCTTAATTACGTTTGGGACAAAGACAAGGACGGAAACTATATCAACCAACCGATAGACGCATGGAACCACGGAATTGATGCTACCCGCTACTGGGTTTTAGCGACACTTTTAGGCAAGATACAAAAACCAAAGGGCGACATCGCAGCAGCGTTCGCCAGATAAACAGGATAACGATATGTATATAGTTCAAAGCAAAGATTTATTTGGCTTCCGTGATGAGTTTTCAGCAAATCATCCACATGTAGCATTTTCGTATATGAAAGATTTGGAACGCACCTATGGTAAGCGATACAGGATAATTAAGAAAGGATAACGATATGGATCAGGATATTTTAGCACTAAAATATGCAGAAAATGTGGGTAATGTTTTAAAAGCTGTTGCTATCAGCATGGATGATATTGCAGCTTTGAATACGAAACAATTAGCAAAACGACAAAAGTAGAGTTAGGATAACGATATGGAATCACCAAAGACATTAGATGAAATCCTCGCATTTGAGGACATCGACCAAAAAATAGCCTATCTCAAGAAAGGCAGGCGCACATCGCAGCCAGACACGGACAAGAATTTGGCAGACTGGAATCCAAAATACCATGACATCATGAATCCAGAACTCTATCCGAAGATAAAGGTGCTTGTCAAAATGGAGGATGTTAAATTTGACCCCGAGACAGGGAAGTCAATTAAAACTCCTGCCAAGTACGAGATGAAAGAGCCTAACCGCATTTCACTCCCCATCGAGCAGGACATCGTAAACATTCATACTGCTTTTACTGTCGGAATGGAGCCTACGTTGGACTGCCAGCCAGAGGATAACAAGGAAAAGGGTGTGTTTGAAGCTATCAAACAAGTATTTAAGAAGAATAAGCTGAAATATCAGAATAGGAAAATTGTACGCTCATGGCTCGCAGAGCAGGAGGTGGCTGAATATTGGTTTGTCGTCAAGGACGATGGCTTTTGGGCGAAGCTCAAGCGAAAGATTGCAGGATTATTTGGCAAGACGCTGCCACAATACCGTTTGAAGTCGCAGGTGTGGTCTCCGTTTCGTGGTGACACACTCTATCCTTTCTTTAACGACAGCGGTGACATGGTGGCTTTCTCTCGTGAGTATGAGAAGACAGACATCAATGGCAACAAGCACAAGGTGTTCATGACCGTCACCGACAAGATGGTTTATCAGTGGAACTTGGAAAAGACGTGGGAAGCAAATACCGAACGTTCATTTGCCCACAACCTGTCAAAGCTGCCCGTCATCTATGCTTTCCGCACAGAACCGTTGTGCGCGAAGATACATCAGCTCCGAACGAGGTTGGAGAAGTGTCTCAGCGGTTATGCCGACTGTATAGACAACCATTTCTTCCCACTCCTCATGCTCTTTGGTGACTTACAGCCTGACAGCGTTACAGGCGATGCGAGAAACCGCATGATGCAGCTCACTGGGGATGGTGCAAATGCCCAATACCTCACATGGAATCAGTCGAGCGACCCTATCAAGGTGGAGATTGAAACATACTTCAATCAGATATACGGCTTGACCAACACGCCACGCATCTCCTTCGACCAGCTCAAAGGCGTGGGTAACGCATTGAGCGGAACAGCCTTTCGATATGTCTTCATGGCGGCACACATGGCAGTGCAGAATCATGCGGAGGAGCTTGGCTCGTTTTTCCAACGTCGTGTAAACTTTCTCACTTCCGCCATTGGTGCATTGAACGCATCGCTCGAAGAAGCCAGCCGTACCATTGATATTGAAACAGAGATTGTGCCGTTCATGATAGACAGCGAGAGCGACAAAGTAACCACCGCAGCAGCTGCCGTGAGTGGTGGAGTATGGTCTCTTGAGCATGGAGTTGCATACTGCTCCAACTATGGCGAGTTGCAAGACGAGCTCCAGCAAATCAAGGAAGAACAAAGACAAAATGCGGAGCGACAGACACGCCAAGCCGAGCCAAAGCCAAAGGGAGAAGTTTAATTGTTTGCAAAAACCTATCAATAGCCCCCTGATGCGCAAGTGTCATGGGGTTTTTCATGTCTTTTTCGTAACAATAAGGCAATTGTTGTTTTTATGAAGGTAAAAAACTTCGTAACATATAGGATAAGACGTAATTTTGAACAAAAGATTGTTTCAGGATAACACTTTAAAGTATGAACATTTACGAACAGATTTTGGCAGCTCTCAAAACCAAGTTTCAAGGGGTTGAGGATGCCACCCTCCAACGGATTGCAAGCAAGAAGTCAGAGGGAGTAACGGACGAGAGCAAGATAAACTCTATCGTTGAGGGTATCTCTTTTCAGGACGTGTTGAACAGTTATGGCGACTATCGGGCTGATGGAGCGCAGAAGACCGCAATTTCAAATTACGAGAAGAAGCACAACATCAAGGACGGTAAGCCTGTTGAGGAAACCAAACCACAGACACCTGCACCTACTCCGCAGCCTAAGCCAGCAGAGGAAGTGCCAGCATGGGCGCAAAGCCTTATTGATTCCAACAAGACTTTGAGTGAGAAGTTGGCAGCCATGGACGCCAAGACAAAGGAGGACATCCGTTACCAGCAGATTGATGAGGTGGCGAAGTCGTTTGGCATTCCCGAATTTGCCTACAAGGGCAAGCAAATCGCCGATAATGCAGACCTTAATCAATACTTCACTGACTTGAAGCAGGAGATGCAGAACAACGGTTTCCAGTTCGTCAAGTCTCCCGAAGAGGGAAATCACGAACATCAAAGCGAGATAAGTTCCATCGCCGAGCAAATCGAAAAAGGAACAAAAGAGATTGTAGAACAAAATAATAAGTAAAAATTATGGCAGCAGGATTTGTTTATAATTTAAAGCCAAAAGAAGTGCAGGAGGAACGTTACGACGTTTCTACTGGCATTCGTCGTCGTGGGAACTATATCCTCGATGTGGCAGGGTTGGAGATAGGAAGTTATGTTCCTTCTTTCCTACCAATTGCAGCGGACTTGAAAGCTAAGACCGCAAAGATTGTCGTGCGTGCGTTGGTTGTTGAGACCGCAGACAAAGCAGCAACGAAAATCAAGGTAGCCAAGAACCCTTATATCAAGGATGGCATGACACTTGGCACTGGAAAGAATGGCGCAGTCGTTCAATCTATTGACCGCACCAATGCCGACTATGACGAGGTAACCCTCGCAGAAGCTTTTGGTGCAAAGGTAAACTCGGGAGACGCTCTGTTTGAGGCATCGGCAGAAGGAGGGACTACTCCCAAAGCTGTCGCTAATTCGGCTCTGTACGAAAATCACAAGGTAACGGAAGGTATCAACAGCGTTGCACTCTTGATGCGTGCTTTTGAGATAGAGCCAGAGAAATTGGTGATGCCATTCTGTGCAGCAGACAAGGCAAACCTCCCTCATTTCCAGTTTAACGAATAAAAGAAAGGACACACTATTATGACATTGACTATTCAGACTTTGTTTAACGAACCCGCAATCGTGGGTGCAGTTATCAACCGTGTCCTTCAGACCCGTAAGGACGCTATTTATTGGCAGCAGTACCTTGACTTCCGACGTACTACAACCAGAGTGTTTAAGGATTACATTGGCTCCGTCCGTGGCGTTATGGCAGGTAGCATCAACTCACAGTTTGGCGAGAAGCCTATCCGTGAGCGTCAGAACATCGGAAGCGGATATGGCGAGATTGCCTATCTCGGCGACCGTTATCAGATGAGCGTAGACCGTCTGTCAGACCTCCAAGACCTCATTGATAAGTACAACGCAGCAAATGCAGCAGGACAAGTTTCCGCTCTGAATGACATCATCGCATTCATCTATGACGACTATCGACAGGTAATGCTTGCAGCTCACAAGCGTATGGACTTGGTTGTTGGCTCGCTCATAATGACTGGTAAGGCAGTAGTTCGCAATAAGGACAAAGCAGTTTCAGACCAGAATGCTACCGAGTTCCTCAACATCGAATTACCATTTAACGTAATCGCTCCAAAGAAGAATGATGTTGTCGTAGACAGTAAGGTTAAAATGGTGTCTTGGTTGCAGGCTAAGCTCAACGAGATTGCTCCTGATTATGGGAAGTACAACAAGATGATTATGTCTCGTGGTACTTTTGTGAAGAATATTCTCGGCTCAAGCGAGTTTGGCGAGATGTTCAAGATGCAGCTCGGTCAGAATCAGATGTATCTATCCACAGGATTAGTTACTTCCGACCTTGCATCACAGTTGTTTACTGGTATCGGTCTGCCTGCAATCGAAATCAAGGAAGACTATGTTAAGGAGCAAAACGGCAAAAACGTTCAAGTGTATGCAGACGGTTATATCACCATGATTCCGCAGGATAAGATAGGCTACATGCGCTTCCATACCCCTTACGAGGCTACAGACCCAGTGCCAGGTATGAACTACACTCCCGCTGGTGCTGGCGATATGCTGGTAGCTTCCAACCGAGATCACAACGGACGCTATCTCGAGTACACCGCAGAGTGGATTCCACAGATTGCAGACCCGACGTTGATTACGAACATTGACCTCTCTAATGTGAACGCTTAATGAGCATCAAGGAATATATATCAAACAAGTTTCAGTCTTTCGGCATACAAGTGTCGGAGGCTGACTTGTTAGATATATCATTCAGTGCCAATGTGATACTCGATGATGACATAAGTTTCGATAACTTGGAGAATGTCATTGTTGCTTTTGTGCAATATGTTCCTTTCTTGATGAGCAGACCGTCGTCAGTTAGCGAAAGTGGGTTCTCCATGTCATGGGACAAGGATGCGCTTTTGAGCTTCTATAACGCAATGTGCAAGCGATATGGATTGAAAAACGAACTTGATGCGAATAGTCCTAAAATACGATTCCTATGATGTATGCTCCACACATTCTACAGGTAAAAGTAGTGACACCTCTTCAAGAGGATGAATTTGGGCATCCTATCCCTAATACGGGTGGTGTGAGTTGGAAGACGCTGTGCAAATGTCGTTGTGATGACAACACCACAAAGGAGTTCAAATCAGCCAATGGAGAAGTGTACCGACCGAATTACCATGTAGTATGCGAAATACGTGTAAATATAAAAGCTGGAACAGAAGTAAGATGTCTTGAAGGCAATTGCGTGCGTGGAGAGGGAAAGGTCTATATTTCAAAGGAAACCAACTATTTCAATTATTCTGAATTATGGTTATAGACGGTGATTTTTCGGATGTAGATAAATTCTTTGAGGACGGAGAGTTGGATGTGGAAAGTACAATGGATAAAGTCGGTGAAGAAGCCGTTGAGGATGCCAAAGCAAACCACACCTACATGAACCGAACGAGAAACCTTGAATCCTCTAATGAGTATGAAACCGATAAGGATGGACTCACATTAAGCAATACTGCCGACTATGCTTCTTATGTAGAGGCAAAGGGATTTGACGTATTGAGCGGCTCAGCATTGAGAGCGGAAAAGAAGTTGAAAGAAATATTTGAGTAATATGAATTTTGGAGAAATTATTACAGCCCTGCAAAATGGAAAAGTCGTAAAACGCAACGTTTGGGGTGATTGTGTCTGTGCTGTCAAACAGATTGATTCAGACATCAATTCTAATGTTGTGCCAAAGATGCAAAGTCTTCCCCAAGATGCAAAAGATTTTGTGTTAGCAAGCGATACAAAGACCATTCATTATCGTAGCCAGTGTTTGAGACTGAAACGATATGCTGATGGCGGTGTTGTCGCTACTAATTACGTTCCAGATTGGCTTGACATTTTTGCAAACGATTGGGAGATTGTAACTGATTAGAACTTATGATAGTTACTACCGACATAGCTGATATTCTCTACCGAGATTGCAAATGCTTTGGAATAAAGATTGTGCCTTTCGGGAAAACCCTCACAGGGGAGCTGCCCGATGAGCGCATAACTATCCATGTCAAAGGGCAGACACCAGAAAAATATTGGGAGAAATGCTTTGTGGAAGTCAATTTATGTGTTCCTGACTTGACAGACAGCACCGCATGCAATGTGGTAGATACTGTTGCCAATTTCATACGGCTAAGAGAGCTTGAACGTAAGGCAAAAGCTGACTTTAGAAGCTTTACTGGCAGGTATAAAAACACAACGTATCACTATGAAGTACATACTATCTCTATTGAAGCGGACACAGCTTTGAAGTGTCATTTTGTTAATTGTAGATTATTGTTTAATGTTTTAAATGCTATTTGATTATGGGAAAGACTATTACAGCCGTCAATATCAAAAAATTGTGGTACGGCGACACGTCAAAGATTACAGCCAAGATTACAGGACAGACGTTGTTTGCTATGCTAAAGCAACTTACAGAAGTAAAGAACGTTCATCAGGAAACATGGACGCTGGAAGAAGCCGAAGCAAACAAGACTGCTTATAAAAATCAGCTGACTGGTAAGGTTTATCGCTCTGACAAGGAAATGGGAGAAGTGAAAATGAACTTTACGCTTGGTGAGTACGACTATCAGACCAAGGCAGACATGTTGGGTGGTACAGCCACAGAAACATCGTGGGAGCGTGCTGCTGGTAAGGTTAACATTGAGAAGTGCCTTGTTGGACTGACAGAGGATGATCAGTATATCGTCATTCCGCGTGCCGATATTTCTGCTCGTGAGGCAACAACAGATAAGGCTGTTGGATTGCCTGTTGTAGGGACAGAGCTTGAGCCAACAGTAGATGGTGTAGCTCCTGAATATTGGTTTGACGTTTCTGTTGTCAAGGCAGGCTAATAAAGTAACCGAATGTATAACGTAGGGTGGGAAGTGGCTTAGACCACCTCTCACCCTTTTTGTTTTTGATATGAGCAAAGCAAGTAAATTGGTGTCTAATGCAATTATAGGAGCAGATTACATCATCGTGTATGTGAGCGGAAAGGCTTATCCCGTCCATCCACCAACCATTCACAGGCTCGCAGGAGCAATATCGTGTATCAGTGATTTGGAGTTTAGCGATAGTGCCACGTTAAAGGACATGTTGCTTTCCGCTAAGGACTGCAAGGCATACGCAAAGGCTCTGTCATGGTTTATTAAAGGCAATCAGTCGTTGAGTGCAGAACTATCAAAGGGAACATTTGAAGAAGTATTGAATGCCCTTTCGTCTGCTTTTGATTTGATTGGGGTAACCCCTTTCTTGAAAGCTGCCAGTTTGACGAGGAACGCAAGCCTGCTGGCAGCAAGTCCGAGATAGTCGGCAATCGCACCCTATTGGGACAGATAGCGTCATTCATGGATAGCTTGCATCTGACGTATGACGAAGTAGTTAATAAAATTCCTTATCGAAACCTTGTCATTATGCAGAAAGACAAACAGCATGAGGTGTATGGAGACGTGGTGAAAACCATCAGTGGTAAGGATATGGCAAAACGTAGAAGTAAAAAATAAAACGATTATGGCAAAATTATCATTCAGGATAGAAGCGGAATGGGAAAAAGTGCAGAAGCTCCGTGAAGAAATAGAACGTTTGAAAAGATCTATTGGCAATACAGATGCAGTTCAGAACCCTGTCGCTTTCAACAAGCTGAACAGCAAGTTGCAACAAACTTCGCAGGAACTAAACAGCGTTACAGGGAATATTGCAAAGACGGCAGCCGCTATTGATACAAACTTCAAACAGAAAATTTACGACGCATCACAAAGCGTTAATCATTTTTCGGAGGAGATTATTAAACAGAAAAAAATAATCGCTGACACAAAGGATGATATTCGTACGCTTTCAGAGCAATATCGTAAGATGGGATCATACGAGAAAACAGTGTCTCCTATTGGTGGAAAACTGCAACAAGCTAAAGATGCACTCGCAGAACAAAAATATTCACTTTTCACTTTGACACAAGAGCAAGCCAAAGCTCGTCTGTCTGTCACGAAGCTCCGTGATGAGTATGCCTTGTTGAGAAAAGAGGGCGGCGGAACAGCTGACATGATGAATATGCTTACTTCCAAGATGAAACAGATGGGGACTGCTGTATTGGGTGGCATGGGGTTGAAAGAGCTTGCAAGCAGGATTATCTCTGTTCGTTCCGAGTTCGAGAGCATGGAAACATCGCTTAAAGTCCTTTTAGGTGGCAATCAGAAACGGCTTAACGAAATTATGGGGCAAATCAAGGAGTATGCCCTTGCGTCTCCATTAAACACAAAGGATATGGTCGGTGCCGTACAGATGATGACATCTTTTGGTATCGAAGCAGAGAAATCCATCGATTTTCTCAAAGCAATCGGTGATATATCCATGGGTGATACAGGAAAATTCAACTCCCTTGCGCTGGCATTTTCGCAGATGAGCAGTGCAGGAAAACTGATGGGACAAGACCTTATGCAAATGGTCAATGCTGGATTCAACCCGTTGGAGGAAATTGCACGTAAGACAGGAAAGTCAATAGGAGAACTCAAAGAGGAAATGTCCAAGGGTGCTATCTCTTCCAAGATGGTTCAGGATGCTTTCATCTCCGCCACAAGTGCAGGTGGTAAGTTTTTTGGTATGTCGCAAGAGGGAGCGAAAACTCTCAACGGACAGATTTCCATGCTTCAGGAGAGCTTTGATATGATGTTCAATGAGATTGGACAAAAGGGTGAAGGTGTCATCATGGGTACTGTCAAAGCGGGAACTTACCTTGTTGAGCATTACGAGCAGGTAGGTAAGATTTTAGAGGGTGTTGTCGTTGCGTATGGCTCGTACAAAGCAGCTTTGTTGGTCAACATTGCCCTTGAGAAAGTACAGGCGGTTTCTCGTTTGGCGCATGCAAGGAATATTGGAATATTAAGTGCAGCAACAGGTGTTCTTAAAGGAAAAGTACAAGCCTTGAACATTACCATGCTTAAGAATCCTTACGCTCTTGTTTTTGCAGCGTTGGTTACAATTGGCTATGAGATGTATAGGCTATCCAAGCAAAGTGACACAGCTTCCGCAGCACAGAAACGGCTCAAGGATGCCAATAATGAGGTGGAAAAATCAACACAACTTGAAATTTCTAAGTTAAATGGACTTCGTGCTGAACTTGAGCAAAGCAAGAAAGGTACAGACAAGTGGAAATCAGCAAAGGATGCCATTATATCACAGTATGGGCAATATGACAGCAAACTTGCAGCAGAGATAGATAGGACTGGTACACTTACAAGCAGCTACAATAATCTGACCACTGCAATCAGAAAGAGTGTGGCCGCAAGACAGCTTAAGCAGTTCTATGATTCAAATATGCAGGAAACGCAAGATGATATACAAAGTAGGAGAAATGAAATATATAAAGGGTTAAAAAAGCAATATTCTCAGCAGACATCTAATTTACTGATGAAATATGTGAACCAATATATTTCAACAGGTAAAGGATTAGACCAAAAGATAACATATAAAGGAAAGCCTACAACTGTTCGGAATATGATTAATAATGTTCATGGTAGCTTGTTTGACATTGGAGGGGGTGCAAATGCAAGGGCGGCTCGAGAGTTGCAAGTCAATAGCGATAAAGTGGTCAATGACTATATAGCCATGAACAATATTTCTCAAGTAGAAGCAAACGAAACACTCTATGGTATCAAGCCAACAGAAAAGAAGAAGACATCAACAACAAAGAACAGAAAGTATTGGGAAGATAAAAAGAAAGAGGCACAAAGTAAACTTGACGCATTGAGCTATATAGAAGCAAAAGGAAAGAAAGGACAGGCATTAAAAAAGAAAATTGCGTCATACGACAAATACCTATCTGCTTATCCAGTATCAACCAACGCTGGAGGTCATAGTGGTGGCAGAGGTCATAGTGGTGTCGCGTCTGAAATTCAAGAAAAGAGAATCGTTACTCCATGGGGGCAGTCGAATGAAGTGGCAGAACTTGCGACAAAAGGAATACAATCGTACATTGACGCCATGCAAGAAGGCTATGAGAAAGAAAAGAAACAGCGTGATTTCAACCATGTTCAGGAGCTTGCAGACCTTGACAAATATAAACGGGACTATCTGAACAAGAAGCGGGACAACGCAAAAGAAAAGTTTGAAGCCGACATAAAGAACAAAGGAAAGAGTTTTGACCCTTTGTCTGTTTCCTTGTCTGATGATGAGAACAAGCGGTTTGATGACATGCGAAAAAACATCATGAAAAAACAGGAGAACGAAGACAAAGAGTATCAAAAGAAGCGTGTTGATAGTTTTAATTCTTATCTTAAGCTATATGGCAACATACAGGAGAGAAGACTTGCCATTACTAAGGAATATGATGAGAAGATTGCTAAGTCGCAGACGGAAGGAGAACGCCTCTCATTAAAGGCAGAAAAGATGAAAGCGTTGTCAGACTTTGACCTCAAAAACATGAAAGAAAGCATGAATTGGGAGGAATTGTTTGGCGAACTTGGAAATCTCTCTGTAAGACAACTCGAAGGAATAAAGGCAAAGTTGCGTGAAATATTACAATCAGATGGTCTAAGTGTAGAGGATTACAAAACGACAGTGGAACAGATTGATCGTGTGAACTCCGCTATCATTGACGAACAGGATAAACAGCAATCGTTCTTCAAATTTACAACAGACTATGCGAAAGAGCGCAGGAAACTTGAATTGGACGTTGCTGATGCATTGAAAACACAATCCGACTTGTTGGAAAAGCAAAAAACTTTATCAAGCGATGTAAGGGCAAAAAAAGACAGAGTTTGGCTCATGCTCTCAACCATGGGCGTATCTTATCGTGGAGGTATCGATATTTCCAAGAACAATGATATACTTGATAGCGTAGGAAAAAAATACGGAGTTGATTCCAAGCAGTATAAAGAGGTTCAAGAGGCACTCGACGGTCTTGCGGAAAGTACGATTAAACTCAACGAGACAAGCAAGAAAAAATTAGATGCTGACGGCAAGGCGATAACAGCACAATCAAAATTAACAAAGCTCATTGGAGACTTTACGAACAGGTTAAGTGGATTCATACAGGGTTTTGAAAAGATTAACGCCAATATTCAAGAATTGCCAGAGTTGCTGGAGAAATTGGGAGTGGATGGTAAAAGTGATGTAGGACTTGCTGTGCAAAGTTTTGCAAATGCTTCCAATAATGCTCTTGGCGCAATGAAAGACTTTGAGAGTGGCAACTATATCGGTGCAGTGTCAAAAGGCATCAGTGTCATTGGTGATTTTGTAGACGGTTCTATATCTTTGTTTGCTGGTCATGGTAACGAAAAGGCTATGGAAGAAGAGATAGCACGCTTGTCATCAGCCAATAAAGAACTTTCGTACTCAATAGACAAACTTTCCGAGCAAATCATCAAGAAAGACAATACCAACGAGCAATCTATAGACGCTTATAAGAAAGCCGTAAAGGCGCAGGAGGAGTGGCAGTCAAACCAGCAAAAGGCAATAGACAACAGGGCTGGTGAATGGACTAATACTGGATATGGATGGACGAAATTGAGAGGTAAAAAATCTTTTAATTACTTCGCTAAAAAAGCAAGCTCATGGGTATGGGATAGCATGAATAAAGCATTGAGTGAGCAGGGTTATACCAAACAGATTACAAGCATAGGGAATAGAGATAATCCAAACGACTTTTGGAATTTGTCCCCTGAAGAGATGAAAGCCATAAGAACTTATGCTAATGAAGCTTGGAGGGAACTCTTTAGCAGCGATGGGCATCATAATCCAGAAGAACTTGTAAATGAATATATTGAGCGAGCTGGTAGTCTTGACAAACTAAAAGACCAATTGAACGAAAAGCTCACAGGATTCTCTTGGGAGGGATTTCGCAATAATTACCTATCCGTGCTGCAAGACATGAAAAGCGATACTAATGATTTCGCAAAGAATATCAACGATATCCTTTCAAAAAGCATTCTTGAATCGCTTGTCAATAAAAAATACAATCAACGGATAAAAGAAATCCAAAATATGGTGGCAAAAGCTGCCGAGGATGGTACGATAACCGTAGAGGAAGCTAATGCAATAAGGAATGCAAATAAAAATTTATCGGATGACATGCTCAGAGATAGGGAGCAACTTATATCTAAAGGTTTGCTCGTAGATGAGCATACAAAAGAGCAAAGTGCGTCCGCCAATGGCGTATCGTCCATCACTTACGAGCAGGCTACAAACCTTATAGCACTTACCACAGCAGGGAATATATCAAGAGACCAGATAAAAGATGTTTTACTGTCGCAGAAGCTAAGCTCCATTGATTTGTCCCTCACAGGTATTTCTTTGATAGGAAAAGACACTGTTTCCATAGCCGATGAAACGAGGACAATACTTGCCAACTCATACATGGAACTAAAAGAAATAAACGAAAACACGGGTGTCTCCGCAAAGTGTCTTACACAGATAGACGAAAACATCAACAGCATGAACAGGTTAATAAAGGAAAAATTATGATAGGAGAATTGTTGATTAATGGAAAGGATGCCTACAATGAATTTGGTGTCAACATGGGAGATAAGTTTCTTGATATCCTTGGCGACAAAGCTGGACTGAAAGAATATATCACAAACAATGACCGCACAAAGGACGGTATAGAATATTGCAAATCAATTCCTAAAATGAACGAGCGCACGGTGACACTCACGTTTACACTCATGGGTGACAATCAAGCTGACTTTATTAGTAAAAAGGATTTGTTTTACGAAGAATTGAGTAAAGGTGATGTGGTTCTATCCGTTCCCAAAAATAGCACAAAGGTTTACCACCTTAAATTCAAAGACACTACTGGCATGTATGCACAAAACGTGGAGCGGACGTTCTGCAAGGTTGGCGTGAAATTCATAGAGCCAAACCCAAGGAATAGAAAATAAGAAGCGAGGTAGCTATTTAATCTGATATTCTTGTACCATGGCTGTTACTTTTTTATGACATTCATTCAATTGTCATGTTTCAAATTGAAACAAACCTTATGTAATGTGATAAAATGACGAACTTTGGTGATATGATAATTTACGACATACACGGAAGCAAGTTAATGGACGCCATTCTCACAGAGGGTGCCGTCCTTGAGCGTGAGCTTGGAAAGACAGACGTTGTAAAGCTGTCTTGGAATAGTGACTGTAAGAAAACGCTGCCAGTCGGTTCATACATCGTCCCATTTGATGACGGACTGAAATATCGCCTGTTGGACGACTACACTCCATCGGAGGGCAGCACAAGTTTGAAGTACGAGCCTGTATTCAACCATCCGCTTGCTATTTTGAGTAGGAATCCGTTCCTGTATGGCACGACAGACCAAGACGGCAACCCTATCAAACAGCAGGAGTGGTCTTATGATGGGCTTACCACCAATGCGTTGGAGTATGCCTGCAAGGCTATCAATGAAGCGTTGGGCATCACGGATGAAAGCAAGAAGTTCACCTACACCCTGTGCGGAACGGTAGACCCTACAATCAGTTTCTCTGTATCGTCAAACGACATTCTGTCTGTGCTGTCATCGATGGCGCAGGCTTGCAAGGACAACAGTTCTGAATGGCACCTGTCGTGGGAAGACCATACGCTGTACTTCGGACAGATATTCATCAACTTGGGAGAGAAAATCCCATTGCTGAAAGTACACGACAACATCAATTTCGCATCGGTAAACAGTTCCAATGAGCCATATTACAACTGTTTCTATCCGCAAGGCTCATCAAGGAACATGTCGCGCAAGGCACAGGTGGGTTTAGGCAACGTGGCTACATTGGTGCGACTGGGACTAAACAAAAACAAGTTTCCTGACGGTTGTATCTATGTAGACAAAGACAGCAACGTAATCACCAAGGAGGATTTCGAGCAAAGTGGTGCGGTAAAACAAATGGTGGCATTGTCGTTCGATGACGTGTATCCGCACATAGACCTATACGCTTATAACGTGCGTCCACGCTACAGATATCTCAAGAACAAACAGACAAACGAGATAGAAAAGGATGCCAATGGGAAAAACAAGGTGTACACCACTTGGTACATGCGGCTTGCCTACCCAACCACCGTAAAGGATGACACAAAGACGCTCGTCAACACCACGAACGACATAGATGAACATGGAAAGCAGGTGACGCACTATTGGTACGACTATGAATTGAACGTCAAGGAGCAAGTGTTGCAAGGTCATACACTCAAAGCAACGTTCAAGGTTAACACGCACGCCACAGATGGAAAGTATGATGCCCTCACACAGTCGCTCGTAGGACAGCCTAACGGACAGGATGGATTCGAGCTTGCCTATTTCGATAAAAACGATGCCAAAGAGATACCGTCCAACCAAAAAGACGGTGATAGCGGTATCAATATCAAGGCTGGCGACTATGAGATAATGTTCTATCAAAGTGGTGACGTCATCATACCCACAAACACCGAGGAGGGACTGTTCCCTCGTGGAAATAACCTACCTGACCTCACTTGTAACATTGTCGTGTTGTTCAACATCAAGCAAGGACAACAAGAGATAGCGTCAGCACAAGAAGAATTGGCAAAGCGCACAGAAAAGGAGATTGAGCGCAGGTTCAAGGATAACAACAACTATTCCTTTTCGTCCAATCCTGTTGCGTTTGAGGAAAACAATCCAAATCTTCATATCGGTCAAAAGGTGATTTTCAATGACGGTCAAGGCTATGAGCTAAGTACTCGTATCATCAAGATAGAGAGTAAGATTGATTTTCCTTTCATACAGAGCATTACTGTTGGCAACCAAGCCGTAAAGGGTGCGATTACGCAGTTAAAGGAGGACGTGAAGAGTATTCTGTCTGGCAATTTCAGTGGAGGTGGCGGATTGAACGCATCGCAGATAGAAAACGTCATCAAGAATTTCACACTACCGAGATTTCTCCGCAAGGACGTTGCAGATGAAGCCAAAGGACATATTACGTTTTGGCGGGGACTGACAGCACTTGTTAAGTCGTTCTTCAATGGCATTGAGAACAACGGTAACTTCCGCAACAAAGGGGACATCACCAATTCGGGCAACATCATGACGAAGAACCTCACGGTGACAGACAAGGCGACGTTCTTTGAATTGGAGATACAGAAGGCAAAGGCGGCTGGGGGTATGTCGGTGAACTCCGCTGGTTCTTTCCACATTGATGCTGTGGAGGAAACAATCGACGGATATGTATGTTACCAACGTGCAGAGCAGGACGGTGTAATGCTTTTGCAGACTTGCGAGCCGAAAGACCAGATGATGTGTTCAAATGGGATGAATATTCTCAAAGGTGGAAAAGGCAATCACTACTATTGGCGGTTGGCAACGAAAGCACCTAAAGAGGTGGTGATGCACACCATTGACGGTAAGGAAGAAAAGTGTCTGAAGATTGTGCTTTCAAAAACTGACCGCCAAAAAGCAGAGAATGAAAGTCCGCAGGATATAGGTGACATACCAAAGGTAGGTGATGACCTTGTGCAGATAGGAAACCGTGACAATAAGGAAAGGCAGAGCGTTATCATGACGTGCGCCTACAATAGTTTTGACGGTGACCTGAAAGCTCCATACTGGGTACAATATGATGGCGTGAACGACTACAAGCTATCCACACACAAGCGCACTTGGTTTGCCGCCAACGGAAGTCAGGTGACGGGAAACTTCAAGGTGCAGAGTGACAATGGAGGACTTGAGTCTATTGAGGACTACATGAAGAGTTTGGCATCTGAAAATAGTTCTGTGCTGTACAAGTTGGTAATGAGTAGCTCACAGTTCAACGTAAAAGCGGATGGGAGTTTCACACCGCAATTCATTTATATCAATGCTTACAAGGTACAAGGCGAAAATCTTACACCGTTGTCACCAAGTGAAAATGTGAAAGTTTATGTGTCGAAAGGCGAAAACGAGCTGGGCATTAAAGGTTATTTGTCTACAATGGGCAGGTGGAATTTGTGGGTTGAGAAAGAAGACTTAGACGATGTGCTGAATGTGGACTTGTACGTCAAGGGTAAGTTGGCTGACAAGCAGAAGATACATGTTGTCAGGGACGGTCAAGACGGAAGGAACGGACGTGACGGTCAGAAAGGGAAGGACGGCATCAACGGTGAGAATGGAACTGACGGCAAGGACGGCAAGGATGCCGTGAGCTACAATCTGATACCGATGCAGGAAGCAGCCGTGGCATACAAGGCGGATAGTGGGAAAAAACTTGTAAGATTGTTTTTAGCATACAAGATACAGAAAAAAGTTGGTGAAGTTACTCGTGAATTAGCTCTCGGTGAGGAAGGCATAAAACTTTCTGTGACTGGTATTACTGAAACATTCAAGTCAATTGATGGCGCGTATGTCTTGGATAAAAAAGATGTTGAATACAAAGAAACAAACATTGACACATACATTGTGACGCTGAAAAAAGGCAGCGACATCGTAGACCAACGCATTGTGCCTATCACGTTCAAGCCAAAAGTAGTGTTTGATATTGACACGAAGAATGGAGAGATAAGAAGTGATATTACCAATGTTAAGGGGGATGTGAACTCGTTTAGGGCGACTATTAAGAAGACCAAAGCCACGGTGGGAAATCTTCAAAAGGAGTTCACGCAGCTTCAGATGACATCGAAAGAAATCAGCCTGACCGTGAATAATGGAACTCGCCCGAACTTGCTTTGGGGTAGCGACCTTGATTTATCGGGGGTGCAGGATAAGATAAAGCTTGCCTATCACAACGGGGATGTTATCCAGCAGAATACGGCTAAAAAAGAAGAGTTGCAACAACAGTTGGATGCTACTCCTACCAATGACACGGCAAAGAGGAATGACCTACAGGATAAGATAAATGCTTGTGATAAAGGCATAAACACTGCAAGGAATAAAGTTAGTGAGTGCAAGGTAGCCATCGAGAAGCATTTGGGCGTGGGGCTGAACGCCACGAGGGTGGACAGTATAGAGTGGTTTGAGTATTTGAAAGGCGGTGGCGTTGGTGGTGCAGACGCTATCAAGGCAAAGGTTGCAGCAGTAAACGGTGAGGGAAACTACTATGCTGGCTTGTATTGGCAGACTGGTTTTGGTGCTAAACACCACATCAAGGTAAAACCAAACACTAAATATACTTACTCGTTTTGGTTAAAAACGGAAATACTGCAAGGCAGTGGCTATGTTGTGGTTGAATCTTTTAACATGGAAAGCCTTAATGGTGGAAGAAAAGGCCGCACGATGCCATGGACGAGCGTTCCTGTAAAGAACAAGTGGGAAAGGATGAGCTACACGTTTACCACAGGCGACACAGGATACATCATGGTAGGCGTGGGACTGTCGGGTGAAGATGATTTCTCTGGACTTATCTACCTTTGCCGCCCTAAGCTCGAGGAGGGCAACACTGCCACGCCATGGTGCGCGTATGACGGAACTGTGGAAGCGCTGATAGCGAGTGGATTTAGTCTCAAAGACAAGGACTTCACTGCTACGTCTGACAACTTCAAAGTGCGGAACAACAAGGGCGAATGGACGTTCTTGGTGGATGAGAACGGACACATCAATGCCAAACTCATATCCGCAGAAAGTATCTCAGCACAAAAGATAGCGCAGCCGTTCGTGGAGCAAGAATCATTTGGAATGCTGATGACAAGTCCGTCATTGTCGTGGTATATTACTAAGGGCGATAATATCAATAATAGGTATATACTCGCTTCCGAACTTAACGGTGCTGTATTAAATATCTACAATCACACAGCTGATACTATCAAATTCTATTCAACGCTTGCTGTAGGGAAAAAAACATATTTTATTAAAACAGTAAATGTCCTTGTTGAAATAGAGCCTGGAGCAATGTTTCGAGCCTTTGGTGTGCCAATTAAAGGGATGAAAATGATTACAGACAATGGCACGACAACACTTGTTGCGCTTGTGCCGCTCGTGCCAATGGAGCTAACGAAATTGGATGGAGATATTAGAGCTAATTATATAGGAGCTGTAAAAGGATTTTTGACGATTAAATAAGAAGGAGCCTCCCCCGCCCCCTCCAAAGGAGGGGAGAGAAAGCGGCTGGAGAACTATCAACTTGTAAACTTGTCAACTCGTAAACTAAAGAACTAAAAAACTCAAGAATATGAACAACGAAACATGTGGCTGCGGAAGCGAGGAAAAGACCTCGAGCGCAAAGGGAATAGTGAGAATTAACTACAAGGAGGACTTCGAGTTAGTGGTGGAACTGCTGGCAGGAGATAAACCTTACAAGCTGGGCGATGAAGATTTCAGAATTGACTTCATGGTCATGGCGAGCCGCTACACAGTTGGTCGCACTGGTGGTGTTTGCGAGCGTTGCTCGGTGGACGGCAACAAAATACGCTGCTTCATGGACGGGCATGGGTTGCCCCCTGGTGAGCTGCGAGCAGAAGTCAAGGTGAATACGCCAGACCCTAACTATGCTGACGGCAAAAGGCTGAGCGTGGCGATTGCAGATGGTACGGTGGTGCTGGTAAAAGACAACACACGCTTTGACGGAGCTGTAATAAAAGCCAACATCCCTGTTGCTTTGGTGGACGCTTACCAGCTGGCAAAGGAACACGGCTACAAAGGCACGATTGACGAGTACTACGCTACGTTTACAGATGTCGGGCAGCTGAAAGAAAACATCAAGGGAACGCTGGACAAAATGACGAAAGCCGAAAAGCTGCGTGCTGACGCTGAAAAAGAAAGAGATAAGGCGGAAACGGAACGACAGCGGAAACAAGATGGCTTGAACACTGCCGAGGGTGAGCGAGTGAAGAATGAACAGCAGCGGCAGACGAATGAACAGCAGCGGCAGACGAATGAACAAGCACGCCAAAAGGCTGAACGTCTAAGGGTGCAGCAAGAAACAGCACGTCAGCAGGCGGAAAATACAAGAGTAAAGGATGAACAGCAACGCACGGATAATGAAACGAAACGACTGCAAGCCGAACGTGAAAGAGTACAGGCAGAGAATGCACGGTCTGAAAAGGAGAATGAAAGGACAACACATGAGCAGGCACGGACAGATGCTGAAAAACTAAGAGCCAAGGCGGAAACAAAGAGAGTAAGCGCAGAGCAGCTCAGAGTAGAAGCAGAAACTAAGCGTGTTGAAACAGAGAAAGAAATCAAGTCCACGCTTGAGTACGTTAATGCGCAGAAGTACATCAAGGAAAACGAGTACGAGCGTGAGGTAAAGGCTATCGAAGCGATTAAGAATGCACCAAAAGACCCTACGCAAGACGTGTGGTTGGATGCTACGGATGGGGAAATTAAAAGTGGACCAGCAACAGGAAATTTGACGAAGAACGCCATCACCTATTATTATTTGGGAAAGCGGGTTATCAAAGGCGCGTTCTATGGAGCGACACGGGAGGGCGCATGGAAAGCAAACGACTATTTGCGTCACTTAGACGTGAGAAACTGGGATATGACGCTCTGCACAGACGCTGGTTATAAATTCTACCGATACAGCAGCTTAGTGTCTCTTGACACATCTAACTGGAATTTATCGGCACTGATAAACGGTGAAGATATGTTTAGCGGCTGCACCTCATTGCAATCACTCGACACCTCTGGCTGGAATTTGTCGGCATTGACTAATGGGGGTCAGATGTTTAGCGGCTGCACCTCCCTGCAATCACTCGACACCTCTGGCTGGAACTTATCGGCACTGGCCAACGGTGAATATATGTTCTACGGTTGCTCCTCCTTGCAGACGCTCGACTTCAGAAAGTCTACATTCCGCAATGTAGTAAATTTTGATAGGGCCTTTGTTGATTGCGTCATATTAGCCGAACTGTGGCTGCCGCTGACGTTTGACAAGCTGACGACGCTTGATTTGTGCATACCATCGTGGGGTAACACGGATAAAGGGCTTGCCTCACTTCGTTGGACATTCGGAGAAGGTGCTGACGACAGAACTGCAAAGGGTTTGCCACCATGCACGGTGAGACTGGACAGAAAAGTATATGACAGGCTGACGGACAATGAACGAGCCGCAGCGGCAAAGAAAGGTTGGACAATCACAAAATAAAACGGATATGAAAAAGACAGAAATTAACGGCTGCACGGTGCTAACAGCTGATGCAGGAAAGAAGATAGTAAAAGATAATTTTGTGTGCGGCACGGTGGTATGGCTGGCTGTTGGTGACGCCACAGACGCTTACAGGGAATTGAGTTTGGAAGAAGCTGATGCACTGGAAAAGGCACAGCAGGAAACAGAGGGAGGAAAGCCCGATGAGGAAACGCCCAGCGCAGAAATGCCCACCGACATTGATATGGCTAAGGCTGCGAAGATAGCCGAGATAGCGGCTTACTCTGACAGCGATGCGGTGAACAGCCTTACATTTAATGGCTTGAAAACGTGGCTCACGCCTAACGTGCGCGCCAACTACTTGGTGAGCCTTGATGCGGCAGAGTTGTTGGGCGAAACGGACATTACCTTTGTGGTGGAGGGTGTACAAGCATCATTGCCTATCAAGCAAGTACGTCTGTTGCTTGCCAAGATACAACGTTATGCCGATGCGTGCTTTATCGTTACCGAGCGGCACAAAATAGCCGTGAGAGCGTTGCAGACGGTGGACGAGGTGGAAAGCTATGACTATACAAAAGGTTACCCTGAAAAACTTGCACTATGAGATTGAGGGGCATTCTGTGGAGGGCTGGCGTAAATGGCTGTGGGGTATTTGGTATCAAACCACCCTTCTTCGACAAATTCCAAGCGTGCTGTGAACTGCACGATGCGATGTATGACTTAGGAGGTGAAGGTAAAGAAAGGTTCAGAGCCGACAAACGACTGCTCGTTGATATGGTGGAAAGAAGCACAGGCTCATGGCTTATGACGTGGTGTTTTATCTACTACCTGTCGGTAAGGATGTTCGGCTGGTTGTTTTTCAACTATAAAGACGGAGCAGCCTCCCCCAACCCCTCCGAAGGAGGGGAGAACAAGCAAACAGAGGGTAACAACTCGTCAACTCGTAAACTTGTAAACTTGTGAACTAAAAAAACTATAAACTTACAAACTTAAAAACAAAAAAAATGAAAGAAGTAAAGAAAGAGAATTGGAAGTATTTGGTAGTGTTTTTCATGATGGCACTGTCCATTGGTGTAGGAAACTATTTTAACCTAAGAGCCGAAGCTGGTGGCTGGGGAATTGTTGGCATGGCTGCCGTTATCAGCACCATTTCGCTGGCTGCACTTGAGTTCTGCAAAGTACTCATCTACGGTGGCTCGTGGAACTGGAAAAGATTGCTGGTGGGCATCTGTGTGGCAATTCTGTCAAGCGGTCTGCTATGTATCATTTAATTGAGAAACTTGCGAGGATAGGCACGGACAAACTGCTGCATTTCAATGCCTGCTTGTTCGTTGCCTATCTTACCGCACGACTATTACCTTGCTGCACGGTAGAACGCATGCTGGCTGGCTTTGCCTTTGCCATACTCATAGGCTTTGGAAAAGAGCTATATGATGAAGCACAGGAGGGAAATATGTTCGACTGGCACGATTTGTTGGCAGACGTGGCAGGAGCAGCTGTCGGAGCGGTGATGGTGATGGTGATGTAAGAAGAAGGGCAGCCTCTCCCGACCTCCCCAAAGGGGAGGAGAAAAGATAAGAGGAGGGCTAACAACTTGTAAACTTGTCAACTATTAACTTGTAAACTAAAAGAAATCTCGAGGGACGATTTTGTAAAATAAAGGATATATGAATGAAGCAAGAGCAATTATAGAACAAAGTAGTGCGGGAATATTAACCTCCATGGCGGCTATATTTCTGCAAGATGCAGTGCAGACGATGCTGCCATGGCTTTTCACTATGTTAGCCGTCATTTTGTGCGACTTGGCATTTGGCGTGAGGAAGAGTATGAAATTAGGCATACACATTAGCCCGAGCCGTGCCTTGCGTGCCACCATGAGCAAAATGGTGACGTATGTAGCGTGGGTGATGGCAGTGGCGATGATAGATTGTGCCGAGGGGCATTCGCTCAATATTACCACATGGGCGTGTTTGCTCGTTTGCTTGATAGAGGGAATGAGCATTATAGGCAACATGCTCAAGCCGTATGGTTATGATTTAAGCGTGAAAAGCTGCGTGGTGTTTTTCCTGTCGCTCATTTTCAGGCAGGACAAGGAAAAGCTCGAAGACTTGGTATCGGATGAACATTTAGACGTGATTACCGCAAGAGAGAGGAAGAAGTGGGGGGACGTGAAGAAGAAAAACTCCACAAATCCCTCAATATGAGTGTAGACTGTGGAGTAACGGATTAAAACCGTCAGAGGTACATCCTCTTTCTAAAATGCGATACAAAGATAAGAAAAAACGAGATAATAATGAAAGAAGTACTAAAAAAGCGGACACCTGTATTGTCCGCTGGAGGAGCGACATTACATCGCTATCTTCTTGTTCGCAGGAACAAGGAAAGAAAAGCATCGGGATTTTTTAGGGTAAATCCTTTTGCCATTTTTCACGATGTATGGGCGAAATAAACGCACCATGCCACTTTCTTGTAAATCATCCATTCATAACACCTCCTTTCTGTCTTGCGCCCAACCTGTATCGGACGCTTATCTGCACTCTACCAAAGTGCAGAAAAAAGCCCACAATTTACAGGCTTGCGGGCTTAATCTCTTAGAGAGATGCGGACGGTGATTTTTGGTAGCTCACCGAAAGGAGATGCTCTCTTGGATGATTTACGACACAAAGATAAAGTAAATAAGTAAATCAAACAAAACTTTAACACACATTTAGAAAGAATGAAATATAGAGCAAGTGACACACTAATAAGTAAACTGAAAGAATTTGAGGGACTTAGCTTGGTAGCTTATAAGCCAACGAAAGCAGAGCGGTGGTGGACGATAGGCTACGGACACAGTGCTGGCGACGTGCGTGCAGGCATGCGCATCACGGAGGAAAAGGCGGAAGAGCTATTAAGGCGTGACCTTTTCTTCGTTGAAAAGTTTGTGAACGGCATACCCAAGGTGAGGACGCAAGGACAGTTTGACGCCTTGGTATCGTTTACATACAATGTAGGCATTGGCAATCTGAAACGATCTACGCTATTAAAGAAAATCATGCACGATGTGCCCACGGCAGAGATACAGCGTGAGTTCATGAAGTGGGTATACAGCGGAGGGAAAAAGCTGGACGGACTGGTAACAAGGAGAAGGTGGGAAGCGGAAAGGTGGGGACTTTGACCATTGAACTTTGAGATTTGAACTTTATAGTTAGCAAGGCTATCGGCTCGTGAACTCGTAAACTGACAACTTGTAGGCTGAAAGAGATTAAGGTGTTCTTTGACATTGTGGGACTGTTATAATTTGAGTTAATTTGTTTGAACTTTGGTACAATAATTCTATCTTTGCGAAATAGAAATAATTATAATCGGTATGCAGTTAAAATTTGAAGGGCAGACAAGTTCTATAGATGCTGGCACACTTATCAACGTTCTCATGCAATATCAGAGCGTTGCACAGGAGGCAAATCGCATTTATGGTGGTGGAGCCCAAGAAATTAAAATACAGGTAAATGCAATCGAAAAAGGGTCTTTCATTATAGATCTTGAAATTGTGCAGAATGTGATTCAACAGCTTTTTAGCAAAGCGTCTGTTGAATACATAGTTGCATTGACAGGGATTATTACCTTCTCCTATAAGGCCTATAAAAAATTAAAGGGGAAGCCTATAAAGACAGAAGACGATAAAAAGAAAATAAGTAGTCTTTCGGTTAATGGAGATATGAACGTAAATATAAACGTTTATAATAACAGGGCAACAAGGGAAGCGATTTCCAAGTCTATACAGGCGGCTGATGATGACGCGAGCGTTGAAGGATTTTCTGTAAAGGACAAGGAGGAGAATGTTATAGTTGCTTTTAGCAGAGATGAATTCAAAGAATACAAATACGATGATTTTGACACAGAGGAAGATGTTCCTGAAGAACGCATTGTTGATTCTGATGCTACCTTAATCATTGTCGGGCTGAATTTTGAGAAAGGCACCAGGTGGCAATTCATGTACGATGGATTCAAGATTTCTATTATTGTAAAGGATGATGCGCTTATGAGGAAAATAGATGAGGGAGAACGTTTTGGAAAAGGGGATTCTATCCGTGTGAAATTGCGAAAAATACAAAAGTATAATAAGGAATACAGAGCATACGAAAATAAATCGTATAAAATAATTGAATTTTACGAACATATAATACCTCCACAGCAAACGGAGCTTTTCTAAGCACAAATTATATATGGCTATATCGCCACAGCTTAAACCCCTCGAAATCGAGATGTACAGCGGCAGTCCCACATTGTTGAGATTGCCGCTTTTGCGTAAATGATAAAAACAGATAATATGAGAGGAAAGAAGAATTACTTATTTGTAATGGTTTTAACGCTGCTTTCGCTGGCTGGTTGCAAGACGGTTAAGTTTGTGCCTGTGCCAGAGTACCACACCTTGTACAAGACGAGGGTGGACACGGTGCAAAGGTGGGACAGCGTGTACTTTCGTGACAGCGTGTACATGGCGGCAAAGGGCGACACAGTGTATCTGACAAAAACGCACTGGAGGGAAAGATTTAGAAACGTTTACCACACCAAGACAGACACGATCATGCAGCGTGATAGCATTCGTGTGGCTTACCCTGTGGAAAAGCCGCTTACCAAATGGGAGCAGTGGAAGATGGACTTGGGCGGCTGGGCAATGGGGGTTGTGGCTGTGTTTGTTGTCTTATTTGTTGTAAGATTGTTTAAGATACGAATTATATAGTAAAGTGTAAATGGTGTGTACCCGATTTTGGCTTTTTGGGTACATATCCAAGCTGATATGTACCTGATTTGATGTTTTTGGGTACAGGTTATTAGTCATTATAAAAGTGACAAAGATAGCGCATAAGATATTGAGAATACATCTTTAATACCATAAATCATGGAAACAATAGCAGTACAAGTAAACAAAAAAGTAGTGTATGAAGAGGTGGCTAAAGCTACCGACTACACAGGTTCTAAATTATTAGATAATGACGAGCATGCACGCGACCGCATACTTGCCACAGACGAAGACTTGGCTGAGATAGGCAGGTTTTGGGATGAGGCCATGCTGGTTGTGAACGAGCGACTGAAAGCGATGCTTGTGTCGGGCGTCTGCGTCGGGGACAGTTATAAGGCGACGATAGAGGTGAGCAAAGCCTTTGACAAGGAGCTGACCGGTAGTGTGGAATCTACCTTGCAGAACTTTTTTATCACCTCCATCATCGGCCAGTGGTTTAGGTACACCAACAAGGCGGAGGCAGAAGGCTATCTTAAACAGTCGGTTGACTTTTTAGATGCCGTTGAGCGGCTTTTGTACAGTAGAAAGCGACCGAAAGTGCCAAGGGAGTAATTTTTTTTAATTCATAATTGATAATTCATAATTCATATTATTAGTTGACAAGTTAACAAGTTGACAAGTTAAGAGTTCACAAGTTGTTAGCCACAAGTATGAATTATGAATTAAAAATTATGAATTATCACAAGTCCTCCAGCTGGGTGTCCTCCCCTCCTTCGGAGGGGTCGGGGGAGGCTGCCCTTATCTTGGTTGGTTGGTGAGCTTTGGTAAGAACTGAACGGTAGCCCCTGTCACACACTCGTTTGCGTGAAGTGTAGTGAGCAATGCCATACGGTAGTATTTGTATGGTGTTCCACTGAAGCCTCTTAGATATTGGTCGGTAGACGACCACACGATGACCCAGTTGAGTAAGTCGTTTGAGGCGAAGAGAACCTGCATGACATTACCTTTCTTAAACAATCCTCGTTGTATGACGGTGTTGACGGTTTTGAAGATATTCTGCGCATCGATGTTCAGCGGTCTTGTTACCAGCAATTGCGTGCCGATATAGTCTAACTGTCGCTCGTATGACACGTCTGACAACGTGATAACCCGATTTCCGTTAGTGATAGCCATGGTATCCGGGTAGGCGTTGATAGACTGTTTGAAATTAGATTGCATCATTCCCCACTGTTTGGACTTGATGGAGAAAACGAACGCGACAGGTGATGATTGTACATAAGCGATGATGCGTTGGTGGATGTAATCGTATAGGTATTGCATGTGATGAATGTCCGTTATCTGTGGCACTGTGGCTGATGATGACAGGTTCGCATGTGCGTATAGATGTTTGAACTGCGGTAATGCAGTTATGGGTACGGTATTGACGCCAAAAATAGCATTTGAGATACACGTTGCCGTGGCACCCTCGAGCAACATGATACCCCTATCGGTAGAGAAAAGCACGGCACTATCGAGTTGAGTAATGCTCTCGGCATTGACGCACACATCCCTTGTCACGGGTTGTCTGGCAGAATAGCTACCCGTGTTATTTGTTTGTAACGCCCACACACCATTGTCCGTGAACGCGTAGAGCGGGAACTGCCCGAACTGTCCTTGCGATAGTGCCTTTGCAGCCGACGAGAGCGCATAGATTTTGTTACACCCGACACTCACGGTGTTGACCGAGCGGAAAGAGAACGGGTTGTTGGTTTCGGAGACATAGATGGTGGAGGGATTGTGTATAATATTATCAACAGTGTCCTGGTTAACTATGTTATAATCAGTCTGCGTCAGTTGCGTTGTCTCCCCATTATAGTCATCAGTCAGCCAATATGCCCCATTGAGCGTAGGGTGCCTCTTGAGTTCCATGATGTATGCCTTATGTTCGTTGTGGTCAAGAATAACAGCCTTATACGCATTGTTGTCTGGGTAGAAGAACCAGTTGTGTCCTATTTGGTTGTCAGACACTCGTTTTCGTACAATTTTTTCTCCTTGATTTGTTTTGATATGTACGACTATTTCGTACGAACCTGTGTTGTTATTCGTAGACAGGAACTGATTTGTCTTATCGAGTCCATTAGGTTGTGGCATGATAAAAGAAGCATCATAGACATGCAGCCTGTTATTATATTCGTGCACTCTACCTGATGCCAATTGCCTGCTTGCCAGCAACTCGTCATTTAATGTTTCTTTTGTGTATAATGCATTCAGTACTCCATGTTTGATTTCGAGTAATTTATACTGGTTTATATACGCCTCAAGTTCTTTTATTTGTAATGAAGCCACTTTATAGAAGTCGGAAGAATTGACCAACTCATTTTTAATCTGTTTCTTCGTTTTTTCAGCTATATTTATGATTCCGATTTCAGGGTTTCCGCTTGAGGCTCCCATTTTTACACATTCATTTATGTCTATTTTTTTACAATCATTTTCCACGCTTGGTGGCGTATACCCATGAATAGCCGGATTTCCGTCTTCAACGCATAGGTATCCGTAACTTTTTGGAAAAGTCTTTGTCGAAAAGTATTTTGCGTTTTCCAGTAGCTCGTCGCTGTTCAATTTAGGTTCTTCCGCTTGGTTATATGAATAAATAGGTTTTGAAACAAAAAAATCTACGCCAGCAATAATATCCTTCCATTTTCCAAAATTATTTTCATTGATTTTCATAAGAATCTCTGCTGTGAATGCTACACATAAGATATTATTTTCAATCCGCAAAAGCATTGGAACGCTTCCTGCATTTGGAATCATGAGAACTGGTGTGGAGAACTGAGTGTATGTGCCATCATATAATTTGACGGCATACCTAATAAAAAATGGATAGATGAAAGCTTCTTTATCAATGGCATAATCTTTCACAAAAGTGTTTCTAAACCCCATCAGTTTATTAAAGTTATCCTTCATCCATCCTTTGTACCCATTTCGCTTCAACTCTTCGAGTGCCTTTATGGGTCCTTCATCTTTGTGTAATATAGTCTTTACTTTTCCATACAACGCAAAAGAAAGACTAACGGCAGGGATATTATTTCCCAGCAAGTTGTATTTCTGGTTTTCGTACAGTACATAGTATATCCTATTGTCTGCGGATATGATGAGCATGTTTCCCATGGCAGAGATTTGCTTGTACCCTTGGACTTGCATGAAGTTGAGCTGTATGGGTTTCCACTGGCTATCGTAGCAAGAGAGAGATACGACATTGTTTTCTTGTTGTTGTATGACAATATAATGCGTGAAGTTGTTTTTGTGTATAAACACCTGTCTGAGGTTATCGAAGTGTGCCAGCTCTTTTGGCGGCATGATTGGTTTGATGGCATTATCCTCCGGGATGAGGTTATATAGCATGGAAGAGTCTCCGTCGATAGACATATTGGCTGACGGAGTGGTATTGACACCTTTATAGAGTATCTCTTTATTCATATTGAAAAGTATTTATGAAGTGGGGGAAGCTGGAGTCGAACCAGCAAGGATTGTCATCCGCCCTGTTTTACAGGGTCCATCTTCCACATCTGCTATTCCCCCAGTCGACGGGGACGCTTCCCCGCCATAAAAAAGCGTTCTTATGTCACCCTCGCGGGCTTGAAAGTAACTATTGTTTAATTTCAATTTTTATATGTATGAAAAGTAACCTTATGTCACACTCTCACGGGCTTGAAAATGTCTATTGTTTTATATTGCAAATTTATATGTATGGTTTGTCATAAACGGTTTAAGTTTTGAGAGACAGGGTAAGAATAAGCCTCCCCCGACAGCCTCCCCCGACCCCTCCGAAGGAGGGGAGTGAAGACTGCTGTGGAATATTGCCGAGAATTAAATGCCAAGATTACTAATCCACCCTTGTAAACGTGTACGCCTCCACCAATTGGTTGCGCTCCCAAGTGCCTTTTCCACAGATTTTGTTGATAAGATACCAAAAGGCTTCGCGTGAGCTTGGAAAGGCCACGGTGCCGGCATATCCTATGTCCTTGGAAACATAAAACAAATCCGTGTCGTAACAAAATTGCCAAACGCCCTCTTTCAAGCAGTCTTCGTTTGTTATGTCCTGCAAGCGTTCGACCCTTACATCGGTAATCTTGATGTGGTGTGGCATTAAATCAGCTTTTACAAACATTTTGTTGTTCCATCCTTTTGATTCCGTCAGGAAGTGATAACTGTCTTCCATTTCAAAATCTGCATTAGGATAAAGTGTTTTGTAAGGTAGTGCTATCGCCACAACCTCGCCGACATTGTAACGGGGAATTATATCTCCGATAATTTCTCCGTATTTATTGAAAAGTGTAAAAATCCATTGTCCTTTGTCATTCATACCTCCCTCAATATTATAGACCTCATCATATAGACGAGCAGACGGTTCAAACTTTGCTATCCTCCTCGTCATTGTCTTCGTTCCATTTAGCACCGCTTTGGTGAGCAGAAACTTGTCGTTAAACATTATCTTCTTCATTTGTCTGCTTTTTTTAGTTCCTCGATAAGTGCGTCTGCCCACTGCACACAATTATGGACGTATGGCGCAATGCTTGCACCTTCCATTGGTTGGTAGAATGACGTTGCCATTATATCTTTTGCAATCTCGTATCTGCGTTGCTCCCAGTCAATGGCAGGCAAGATGTTTAATTCTATACTCAGTAATTCTCTACCATCTGCTGTGACAAACTTTGTGCATCTATGCTGTACGGTCTTTTCTCCATTTGGACGCACGTCTACAATTTCTCCTGTTTCAATAACTTTTGCTTTCATATTATTTATTTTTATCTAAAACCAAACCACCATTCAAAACGTGTTGTATCATACTTTCACCACCTTTTAGCATTTTCTTGAAAGAAGGTCTGCGAAATTCAAATACTTTGATGTCTTTTGGAAACGTATCTTTCCGATATGTTTTCAAGTGAGTCATTGTACCACCGCACTCGCAACTTATACAAAATGGCGTTACACCTTTGTCTGCACAGGTGGTAAATACTTCCTTGTGGCATACTTCGCACACATAGCAATGAACTTCGTCACGGCCATCGTAACACTTAATGTTTGCAAGGTTATTATACCTCTTTTCAAGTTCTTTTCTTTTCATGTCATTCTGTTTTATTCATTTATTAAAATTGTTCTCGCACCACTCGTAGAATGATGCAGCTATCATTTCTATTTCATCAATTGATTGGTTTTCGTATGACAAGTCTAAGTCTACTCTATCTATCTTATCCGTGCTAACTAATATTGCTACGGTTATTCCATAGTCAGGGAATCTGTCATCCTTTCTACTCTTTTTGTAATCCGTGTAGTCCCATACACAAAATTCAATTTGATATGGTGAATTATTCCACTCTCTCTTACGGGGTATCGGTGATTTGAACCATCCGTAATTCTCGTTAGCGTGTCCGTTGTGGTACTTCTTGTAACCTCGTTTTTCCAGTTCAGCTGCGAGGATGTCGTATTGTTCTTTCGTCATAGTCATTTCGTTTTAATAAGTTCGGGGGTTTCTTTTACGTTTCCCAACAACTCACCTTGCAATATCTCGTCATCTATCGCACAAGTATATCCGTCTGCACGCTTGAATATCCACCCGTACGTAGTGTAAACGTCAGTTATCTTTCTGTTACATTCCATGTGGGTGCATTCTTCCTCTGTCCGCCCAAAAACGACTTCACCGATAAAACCGCATGGAGTTTTGATTATGTCCCCCTCAAATATCCGCTTTCCTTTCGCATCTTTCAGCCCCGTGTACTGACCTACGCTGTCAGCGTCTATCACATAATCCTTGTAAGTATCTAAAGGGTTCACCTTAGCATCTGGCGAAATAAAATGATTGCCATGATATGCGAAGTAGTAGCCGTACAGCCACCGTTTGTTCTTCTTGTTCCACCCACGGAACAATATCTCTCGTTTTTCCATTGTCTTTGCCTTTTTATTTATTAATTACTCCACTTTCAATCTCTCCCTCATATATTCTCGCATCGCCACAAACTTTAGCATTGTCAGATACCCAAGCCTTGCCAGCTACCCGAGCCTTGCCAGATACCCAAGCCTTGCCAGATACACAAGCATTGTTAAATACCCAAGCATCGCCAGATACACGAGCATTGCCAGATACACAAGCCTTGCCAGATACACAAGCATTGTCAGATACACGAGCATTGTCAGATACACAAGCGTTGCCAGATACACAAGCGTTGCCAAAAACCCAACAATTACCAACGTGTGATAGGTTGTCCTCGCTCTCAACATATCCGCCTTTGTCGCCTTTCTTCACATCTGCAAAGTCCCGCAAGGCTTCTATTCGGTACAAAAATCTGCAGTCTACCGTGATGGTGTCATTCTTTAATAGTCTGTATTTCTTTAATAGTCTGTATTTCTTTTCCATTTTGTTACATGTTTAAGTTGATTATTCATACTTTTTTACTCATTTCAAAAACGCATCACAAATTACTGATAAACAGAAAGCAACAGTAAATAACAGGAAACTCATGCCGTACCATTTGAGCGCAACTCTCCTTGTTTCATCACTATCTGTTACAAAATGAGAATATACTTTTACAGTACCAATAATATTGAATACGGCACTATAGGCATACAGCAGTTTTATTCCTTCTTCCCAGTATAGATGTTCTCTCATAACATTATACCTCCTCACCTCCATTTTCCTTTAATTCAACTTCTGTGTTGAATCCTTTTCCTTCACTACTATAAAATCTCATCAGTCCAATCTTGATACCGTCGAATACAAACTCTGTCATACCACGAGGCTCGTTAGCCGTAATGTTTATTACGTCAGCTCCGATATGCGCCAAAGCCTTTGCCACAATGTCAAGATAATACCATCTAAAAAATGAATTTCCAATTTTTACGATGGCATTTTCATCGTGAACTTTCTTGTCAGTATGTGTTTCCAACTTGTGTGTTATCACGCCAGCGCCACCACACACCGGACAATCGAAAATGTGGTAATGCGTATGTAAGTTATCATCTGTATATTCCCAATATACCTCGCCAGTACCACCACATTCCTTGCAATCTTCTTCGTTTTCTTCCGTTACTACGTCATCTACTAACGGACATGCGTCTAACGCCTGTCTGATAGCCTTATATGTACAAGATAAATGGCATGGTTCTAATACTTTTGGTAGTTTTAGTCCTTCACATCCCTTGACAGGTTCGTAGTGTTTGTTAAGCCTATCTGGGCTGATTCTGATTATTACATGACCGTCTGTCGCCCAAACTTCATTGTAGACAGGATGGAGAAATGGAACATAGGTAAATGCTCTAACGCCATCTCCTGCTGTAAACATTTCTAACAACTCGGTCTCGTTCTTGATTTTATTGTTGTTTTGGCTTTTGCTGCCGTTGTTTATTTTGTTTGTTTCCATAGCTTTACTTGTTTTTTCTATCTTTCAACTCATTAACATGCTTAGTGGCTGTCGCCAAGCTGTCAATAAAGTCGTCCTTATTGATACCGTATTTCACTGCTATCTCAGACATTTCTGACAAAAATACGCTAATGAAGTCATAAATACTGGTAGTCGCATTACTAAGTCATTATCATCAAAAACCCTCATCAAGCTCAGATACAATTTTTTACTATCTTTAAACTCTTTCTCTGTTGGTTCATTCTTGTTTGTTTCCATTGTCGTTATATCTCTTTTAAGTTAAACATTTCCGCTTGCGTGAAGTCCTCGTGCCAAGGCGTGAAGCATCTCTCCGTTCCAAGAAATTTGAGATAATCCTCATATTTAATGAGCCATTCATCTTCTGAATATTGAAACGCCCAGTCTGTGCCGAATTTATCAATCATCTTTTCTCGGGCTTTTCCATAATCCTCCGCTACTTCCACGTGGTAGCAGTTGCGGTGCGGATTATCTATTCCATAGCCGAATGTAAAATAAAATCTTTTCATAGTTTCATATAAGTTTTAATCATCAATACTTCCATATCCAATCATTTCATAAAACACATCCAAATTGTATGATTACCTTTGCCTGACGTATGACCGAATAACGGTTTTCGTCCGACAATCTCAACTATCTTATCAGTTCGTATCTGCTGTTCGTTCCATTTGAATATAAGCACACCGTTAGGCTTCAAAACGCGCATACATTCATCAAACCCCTGCTTGATGTCATCTTCCCATGTTGGTAACAGACGACCGTATTTTTTTGCCATCCATGATGATTTGCCAAGATTTTTTAAATGAGGAGGATCAAACAACACGATATGGAAACTTTCATTATCAAATGGCATTTTGCGAAAATCACCGACAACATCAGGTCTTACTTCCAACGTCCGCCCGTCACATAGTGTCGTTGTTTCTTGTCGAATATCCATAAACAACGCTTCTGGATTATTCTTATCGAACCAGCACATACGGCTTCCGCAGCAAGCGTCTAATATTTTTTTCATAGTTTTACCTGTTTTTAATGTTTTCTAATTGTTCTGTTTTCTGTTTCATCACATACAGCTCATGCGATAGTTTATCCCTTTCAGCACGAGCCTTACCAATCTCCACGTAGCTGCATATCACCGCAGTGAAGACGGAAACGAATAATGCTACAAAAGGGTAACGCCTGATGAGCCGCTTGAGGAAGTGTAATGCGTCAACCACAGACAGGCATAGATTCTTACCAGCCTTGCCCACATAGATGCCGAACAGCATGAGGTGGTTGTCCTCGTACTTATTTTCGTAAAATGTGATTGGTTTCATAGGTTGTATTTTTCAATCAGTTCATTGTATTTCTCCTCGTACGAACATACGCCATACTCTGCGTACAATCTCGCTAAATCCCGTATTCGTGCCTTTGCCACCAACTTGCAGTGGCATCGCATCGCTGTTTCCAAACGATTTGACAATTCTGCTTCTATTTCTCTCATGATCTGTTTGATTTACCTTGAATGTTTATTTTTCTCACAATTGCATGCAGCCTGTCAATGGTTCTGTCTCCATATTTTTCTGCAAAAGAAATGTCGTCAAGATTAGTGGAAAAGAGGAGTAGTTTCCTGTTCTTCTCGGCTGCATCCACCAGTTCTGCAAAGACAAGCCGTTTATTGCCATAGATATTGGACACATCCTCTGTCCCCACGTCATCAACGTAGATGATATGTTTTGACATGATAAGGTCTGGATTCTTGTTCAGTTCCATTGCCGTGCAAACATTCACGATGCGACCACAAAAATGGTTAATGAGTATGGGCAATAAGCGCATGCCAATGAGGGTTTTCCCAACTCCACAATTGCCAGCGAGCATCAGTCCGCGTCCCTTGTTGTCTGTCAGCCATTCGGCTATTTTTTCATACTCTCCACACCATTTCGCCCTTTCTCCGCATAAGTACTTTAGTCCACTCATTAGGTTCTTCCTTGCGTCAGGAATATTTATCTGCACATTTCGTGGCTGCGGTCGGTATCCGGTATCTTTGAGTGAGTTTGCAACCTTTGCGAAATCTAACTCTCTACCATTCACTATCATATTTCATGTTTTTTAAGTTTATATTGTCTTTCTTGTTTTCTTTTCTCGCATAAAGTCCAGACCAGTTATTGGCTATACTTTCTTCCACTATCTGCATTGCCAATGATGGGTTATTATTGCTAATCTTTTTCAGATGATTATAGCACGTTTGCAGTGATGACTGCGTATTGTACATTTTCTTGCAACCCCGCTTAAACTCAATCCATTTGAAGAAAGCGTCCTTGTATTCGTCTTCCACGAAATCATAAGAAAGAGTCGCTTTTGTGGAAGTGTTTGTCTGCTTTCCTATGTAGAAAGGATAGTTGCATATCTTCACACCTCCTCTTCCCTCTGTCATACATGCTTTCAACGTTTTTATCTCGGAAAGATATTGAAGCACTTTGCGAGTACTCATGTCGTTGTCAGCAGCCATCTGCCTGATGGTTTTTCTTACCATCCCATTGTCATCGGAAGAGAAAAGCAGGTATAAGAAGAATTGTGCCACCCTGTTCGATTGAAATTTTTTATACAAATTTTTCGGTATGTGAATTACCTGCATAGTATCATGGGATGAACCTCTATAGAGTGATCGTTTTTATCAAAATATGGACAATGCAATATAGTGCTTGCTACTTCCCTCTCTTTTGTTTTCTCACACATTGCTATAATAGGAGAATGTAAGTTTGACCTCATCAAGTATGCGTACTTACAATCGTAGCACTTGTGTTTTTGTATATCTTTTTTCTTTCCCATTTTCAAAATAATACATTTGTCAGCTGTTTCGTTCTGTTGAACACCGCCCACTTTCCTTTTCCATTTGTATCGACGAGCCTTAAATCCTCCACTTTACCGAAGCGGTTGATGTTGCCACACAAATCCACAAACCACGCTTGTTTTCCTTTGTATGGTCTTATCTCCCTGCCGACAATCTGATAATACATGGCAAGCGACATTGTAGGTCGTGCCATTACAACCGTATCAAGTTGAGGATAATCAAATCCAGTGCTTAATACGTTTGCATTGGCAACCACCTGTATCTTCCCACTTTTGAAGTCTGTCAATATCCTATCCCTTTCCGCTTTTGGAGTATCACCAGAAACAACTGCGCAATCAGGTATGCTGTCAACCAGCCTTTGCGCTTCCTTGACAAACCTTGTGAATACTAATATTCCTTTCCTCGCTCCTCCACGTTTTGGTTTCATAAGCCTTTGAACGATACTAACAAGATAGGAATAAAAGTCTATGCGCTCATACTCTCGTATCACTGACTTATCCGTGTAGTCAGCACCAGTGGTGTTGACTTTCAAATTACCCTCGTTCCAGCCAGTAGGCGATAATTGATAATATTCTATGTTGGAAAGGAAACCCATATCAAGAAGAGTTGAAATCTGCACTTGGTAGATTACTTTGGAAAAGATATGTGGTCTGGTACGAGTAATGAATTTCAACATTGAGCCGCCCATGTAGGAACTAAGACGATATGGAGTTGCCGTTAGTCCTAATATCTTCGTCTGCCCCAATGTTTCAAAGAACTCCTTATACATTCCTTGTTTCGGGTTGCATTGATGACACTCATCGACAATGATGTATCTGAACTGCTGGAACAGCTCTGGATGCAACTTTGCGCTGCCTATCGTGGCAAACGTTATCTTTCCCACTTCCTTTGAGTTGAACGATGCGGAGAATATGGTGCAGCCGAAAGGGTTGATGGCACTCATCTTCTCAAAGTTTTGTGCCAAGATTTCACGGCTTGGGGAGAAGATTAGCACGTTACTATCCAATCTATCGGCTATTGCTGCTACGATGTGGCTTTTTCCACCACCTGTTGGTACAACTATTATTCCGTTGTACCTCGCCTTGCTGTCGGTCAGAAATGCTACTGCCTTATTGACCGCCTGTTGCTGGTATTCTCGAAGTTGTATGCTCATATCTTTATTCCTTTCTCCTCACTTAGTTTCTTCACCAGTACGGTGTAATATTTGATTAACTGTTCAAGCTCAAAAGTAGAATAATGAACCGTGACACCCTTTGCTTTATATTCCAAGTAGTCCACATTCTTCTCGCCTATCTTATTTATCAGATTTTGGCGGTACATTTGAATGTTTCCTTGATTGAAAATATTGCACGCAACACATTGCGCATTGCAATTCATTTCGTCAAAGCGTGTAGATAAATATCTCCTGCTCATGTAATGCCCATTCTGAATTTCTTTCCAGTAATGAATTTTACAGCATGATATGCACCTGCAATATCCGTTTGTGTCACTATCTCTCAATCTGATATACTGACTGAACACCTTATCCAGCTTCTTTATCAATGTTGCTTTACTTGCCAGTCGTTTTTTCGGCTTATCTGATTTCTTCTTTTTGATATAATACATTTTATGTTTGTTTTAGTGGATAGGGCAGGATTCGAACCTGCATGAACTATATCAAGTGTTAGCCGTTACCAACTAAACGTTGCACAGATCTTAATATTTTCACTTGACTTATTGCAACATACCATGTTAGAGGTGCTTACACGGCTTCTGTTATAATGGTCTCCCCCATGTTGCATTCTCACCGATCCAGTGATGCGTCTACCATTTCCGCCACCTATCCGAGTGTGGGGACGCTTCCCCACTTAAACAATTATTAAACATTGCTATGACACCCTCACGGGCTTATCCTAAGTAACTATTTATAAAATTAATAATCTTGTCCATGTGTGAAGAGCCAAACAAACGCTCATTTACTTTTCTCTTCCCATCTTTGAACCACTTAAAAACTTCATAATAAGGAGGTCTCATAGTGTTATCTATCTTTATCTCCAGTTCCATTAAATCTACTTCTGTTCGATAATGCTGTATGACCTTATCTGAACTGTCATAGTCAAGTACGAATAAAGCACGTTTCGTTATTATCATAAGTATTTTTCGTTCTTCTTTATTTCTACCTCCATGAGTTGAATTGAATAGTAGTCATCTACGTTAGGTATATAGATGCTTGCTTGTATAGAACACCAATTGCGCCACCTATCAATAGCCAAACTCATTTCAGTCACGTCCAAATCTGCGCTACTTCTCAGATACTTCACCTTGCCAAGAAACTTATCCTCCTTTTCCCTTATGAATAAGTCTGGATTAACAAGTTTCTTGAAATATTGTGCCTTAGCCCATTCCAAAGTACAACCATATTGGCTGGCAAAATAAGATATAGCCAAGTGACAGTAGGCATTTTGGCTCAAGCTGCGCTTCGGCTTCTTCTCTGCCAGCTCAACGATTTTTCCACTCTCTGCCAACTTCTTTGCACGAAGCATGAAGTTGGCTTTGTCGAGTGGATTCGATGTATCATACAGTGCCATGGTTAGAATGGCATGTCAGAAGGATAAAATCCTGCACTTGCAGGTTGGTCAGGCATTGGCTGTGGTTGAGGTGTGTACTGCTGTGGTTGTGGTTGTGGCGCATACTGCTGTGGCTTTGGTCTTACCTCCACATCGTAAGGGCGCACGTTAATGCTGTATCTTGTCTGTCCTGTTTGGTCTTTGAACTCGTTTCCTTGTATGTCAAACGACACCGTTACAACATCACCAACGTGAACATTGTCAAGTACCGACGCACGCTTTTCCATGAACTCGAACAACAGTTTATTCTCGAACTGCGAACGCTGTCCCGTATAGGGGTCAAAAGTGGTTGCGTCTACGAAAAGTGATCGCTTGGTGTATGTTTTCCCACTCTTGCTTTGTATTTGCTGTGGCTGCCCAACTGTGAGCACTACGCCTGTCTTTGTATTTGCTGCCATAATTTATCTGATTTGTAATTGTTCAGGATAGTTTGTTTCTTTGATACAAGCTGCATAAACTTCGGGGTATTTCTCTTCCAGTTTTTTGCTGTCTATGCTTTTCTTCGTATATGCTGCCTTGCGTGAAAGTGTGATGTATTGTCCTTTATAGCTCTTTACGTCATTCTCTTGCATGAGCTTCAAAAGCCCTTCCGACAATTGCTTTTTCTTCTCATTGAGTTCTTTTAACTGCGTTACGAGCGTATAAACAGAGTACTCGGCATCCTTTATCGCAACAGGCACATCTGCATCTGTCTTTGCAAGCGGATTGACGAACTGCCTGTCATCAACTTCGCATTGCAAAAGGTCTTTGATAATTTCTGTGTCAATACGTTCTACCTCCGCATACTCCGATTTGTCACCACGAAGCCAAATGACAAACAGTTTGTTTGCTTTTAAGCTGGGGTTCTGCATTTCAAACAGATAAGCATAAATAGATAATTGCCACGATACATACTCTTTGTCCAATACCGATGTCGTTTTGATGTCTGCAAGGATGATTTCTTCCTTGTCATTTGTTAATACGAGGTCGATACCGCTTGCAAAATGCTCTTTGTCGGTTACGATGTATTCGTTAGCCACAGTTGTAAGGTTGTTCTCCTTTTTGATGCGTTGATAGCTTTTCAATTCATCGCTCATCTCGGCAGGAGGGAACCCACCGTCAAGTAGTTCTATGCTCTCATGAATAAGAGTGCCATTAGATGCAGCACGGTCTAATATCCACTGTGGGATGTCTTGGTACTTGTTTGGAAAAACACGTTTCTTTAAAAATCCTGTGATGCCGCTTAATTCCGCCACTCCTAAAAAGTAACGGTGTTGCTCTTTGTCAAAGCGTATACCGCTTTCTTGTAATGTTATCATTTCTCCTTTGATTTTAATTCGTTTTTCTTACTTGTAAGTGCAGACACGAATTGCTTGTTGCTCTGCCAGTGTGTGCACTCGTTCCATATCTGTGTCAACTCTGCTACAGTTGTGGCTACCTTGATATTAGCAATGATGTCTTGCAACTGAGGTGGCATCTGCTGTTGTGGCTGCACTGGGAGCTGTCCGTTAGCTGCCTGCTCGTTGATGGCATACTTTGTACCGATGTCTGCACCTTTGGAAAAGTAGATGTCTGCGGCCATGCCGAGTGATTTCATCGCAACAGAGAGAGCATCCGTAAGAGCCATTTTGTACACCTCGTCGTTTACATACGCTCCATTCCTCTCCATTGCAACGAAAGAAGACCCTCCAGTTCCAGGAATAGCTTCGCTCCATGTTTCGTTCATTTTCACATATAGGTTGATGTTACAAAAGCCTTTGATTTCATTGCCAAATGCTTCTGTCCACTGTTTGGTGATTTCATACCGCCAACCGATACCGCATATACCAAAAGTATCTGTCATGGCAAGTATTCTCCACATCGGATTTACATCAGACATACCTTTTAACCGCCCTGCCATAATCTGTTTCAATGCCGATTCGGGTACTTTGCGCACTTTGTTAAATACAGAAAGGTTAGGATTTAATTCTTCGTCCTGTTTCTCTTTGGTTTCCATATCTTAGTCCTCCTTTGTTGTGTTTATCATTCTGTTGAGCCTGTATGTGGCTAATGCCTTTTGTATCTCTGTCTTGCTGTATACCATTGGAGAGTTTATGGCTGCACTTGTGTGCCTTGCGTGTATGTAGCCGTTCTTTTCCAACAGCATAAAAGTCTTGTATTCAATGTGCCTGAACTTCAGCCATTTTTTTACTTCTGACTTTTTCAGTTTGTCTTGTGGTGGGTCGTAATCCGCAACGGCAGCGTTATAGCCTACCCTTGTAAAATCGGCTACCAACGAGCCAATCTCACTGAAAGATATATTGATGTTCATAGTTTATCAGTACCTTTGGAAAATTGTTATATACCCCTCTTTCTCTGTCGTTGAGGTAGCGTATTTGTTGTTCATCGGGTCTGTGCGTTCCACTTCGTTGCGCCTTGAGCATTCCACCTGCACAGAAAACTTCTTATACAAGTTCAATGGCACATGCAGTTTGTTGCCAGCCCCGATGTGCTTAAATAGACCCCGTATTGAATACTCTCTTAGCTTTAATGTCCTTTCTTTCATTGTCAATTATATTTTTGCACAAATTCAACTATGTTCATTAATTCTGTTTCTGTTCTGAAGCAGGCGTTCTCATCTCTTAACATGCTATGCATTTCTTGTGGATTGTACTTTTCGTGATACAGCACTTCTATGCTCCCATCTTTGAAAATGTCCACCGTGATGCTGTCAATCGTGAATTGTACTACCTTTCCATTGTCGTTGATAGTCCACACTTGCTCACCTACCTTGTACCTTGTTTGTATGTTCATATCTTTATTCGTTGATTTCTTTTATCATTCTTATACACTCTCTTACTGCCACATAAGTGGCAAATATGGTGGCTGCTACCAATAAGATTTGAAATGCTGTCATAGTTTTCTATTTTAATAATTATGTACCGCCATGCTAATTCGATTCAGCTGCATCACGCTTCAATGGCGGTTATATTGATAAGACTTTAGCGAAGAATAGATGCCTTACTTCTATTCACTCAATGCGTGAAGACACTCGCACTGTCAGTCTTTTTATTTCGCAGTAAGTCCAGCGCATAGGGGTCATGGATTGTTAGTCTCGTCCTTTCGCTTTCTTACCTTTTTTCTGTTTCAATAAGTCAAAAAACGCTTTGTATGGTTGCACCCTGTCAATTCGATTGCAGTGCCATGTTGCAGCACGCAGGGCGCACAATTCTTCTACAGCCTTGGGTAGAACTGACTTTCCAGGCTTTCGTACATAGCCAAGTCGTCTTTATAGGCTTGTATTCTTTCTTCTCTTGCTTCTACCACAACGTAATAAAGATTATCTGGCAGATGGTCTTCAATGTATTGCGATAGCCTGGGGCTTTCGTGATAATCATCTTCGTGATTGATGATGACTTCTCTATAGTCGCTTGTCAAGTTGTAGCACACTTCTATTACACAACCGCCTATTTGCTTTGTGAATGCAATCGTGTTGTCTATATCTTCTGTTTCTGCAATCTCTCTCGCAGCTTCATTGATCATTGCAGATATTTCTTCTTTTGTCAACATAGTAGTAAGAGTTAAAAGGTTATGCTATTCTTATTAAGTTAGCTTTCTTGAAACAACGATACTCTGATTTCTCTGTATCAAAGTACACTTGTACAGTGTCGTTACGCTTTCTGTCATCACCTTTTGTTTCAGGTATCAATTCTGTTTTTAGCGTGCCGTATGCCTCTCTAAGAGTGCCGTCTACTTTTTGAAAGTAGAACTTCACGATGCGTTTGTTCAGTGCAGCACGCAGCTTGATGTTCGCCCAAGCGCATTTCAATGCCTCGCTCATCGTGTAGCCGTTTCTCTTTACAAATTGCCATGCAAGGCTCATCACGTTTCTCAATTCAATTCTAAATGTTGTTGCCATAGCTTTATGTTTTTAATTGTTTTCTTTTGCGATTCAGATAATTTATTTATCTTTGTCGCTGTACTTAATTGATTACACTTGCAAAGATAGTATCTAATATGATACCAAACAAATATCTGGTATCTTTTATGATATTATTAACACATATTTAACACGACTAAAGATACGTTAAGAATTGCACCTTATATAAATAAAATGAAGACAGAGCGAATCATAATCTATGTAGTAATAATGGTGTCACTTGTATTGAGTGTCACCGCCAACTGCCGCTCGCTTCCACGCACGGCTGGATTAGACTATATTGGGGTGATAGTGGGAATATTAGCTCTACTCGTGACAGCACTGATAACATGGAACATATATTCAGTTGTTGATTTCAACCGAAAGAAGGATGAACTAATACGACAAGAGCAGATTGTGAAAAAACTTGTAACATTGGTTGATGAAGGGTTGTCGAAAAATGCCGCTGTAACCGAACAAAGTTTTTCTGCAATATACCTTTATTTGATAACCAAAAAAGAACCCATGAGCTTGGAATATTGGTATCTAAATCATGTTCTGTTTGCGATTTTAAGATATTCCGAGAGTGGAAACTTCGAGGTGTGTAATGCTTTGATAAAAATGCTTATGGAGTCAGTTATAGATCCATCAAAAATAAAAATAAGAAAAGAAAGATTGTCAGAGTTTCTGCAAATAACAAGCCAAATAAAAAGGAAAGACAAAATTGAAAATTATGCGGAACTGGTTCGCATTGTTTCGTCTTTGGGAATACGTGCTTAAAGTATAACGACGCAATATAATTCGCTTGCTTCTTGGTTATTTGTCGAACTGCTTTGCTCTTCTTCATAATAAAAAAACTATATTAAGTTGGTTGATAATGGAGTTAAAAGAATTTGTAAGTGAAACGTTCAGAAGGAACATTGTCACGGCTATAATCGGAGGTTTTAGCGGTGCTGTGTTTGGGGCGATTGCAGGGTGGGTGGCTGCCAACTTTTATCTTGTCATCAAGTAAAGCAAACCAGCCAACCCGCCAGTCAAAGCTCCTGCTGTCCCTCCTATGAGGAAAGCATACAACGCCAATCTCCAATCCTCTTTGAAGTAGAGAATGATGTCATTAAACCAATCTTGCAATTCTTCTTTCATGATTATAAATATTTGATAAAATGATGAGTAAAGTGAACATTAGTATCATGTTGAGTGTTGTTGCATTTGCTGTGAGTTTAGTGTGTGCAATGCTCTATTCAATGCCTGTCAATAGCGTGGGGGTAATCATTTCTGCGCTTTCTGTACTTGTAACGGTGTTGATAGGGTGGAATATATACTCAGCTGTTGACTTTAATAAAAAGTCTGACATATTAAGAGATGAAATTAAACAGTTAGATAAGCATAAAGCGGAAGTAGCTGACATGATTAAAGCAACGCAAGAGAATTTGCAATGTAAATGGACTGTTGACATTATGGAGGGCGTGCCTTTAATGATTGCAACGCAACTTGACGATAACCTTGAACATACTTTGGCAGAGTGTGTTCGTGTATATAAGAAAAATATAGAGGGTTCTGTTTTCGCTAAATCAGTTGCATTGAATTATATAACAGGCATTTCTTGCATTCTCTATCAAAAAGGCAGGGAACATGACATTACCGTTCGGCATCTTGCGGAGGATTTGAGTGCTTCTGTTTCTGTAGAAGACGTTCAGCTTCTCTGGAATGACATTTTTCAATGTAAGCCTTTGCGTCACGAATACCCGCTTGCATTACTAAATGACCTGCTACGATATTTAATAAAGTTAAAGCACTCTGATAATTCGCCTCCACAGGACTGATTTCCTCCTGTGTTCGCAATGGCGTATCTATATGTTTTGTTTCTCGTTTTCTCTTAAAAATTGATTTGAATAACATATTATATTGCATTATGGGGTTAAAAGATTTTGTAAGCGAAGCACTCACGCAGGCTTGCCAACGTCACGATAAGAACGGCAAAGGAGAATCTTCAAGACTTCTCCTCGGTTATGTCCGTCGAGTTCTCCGTTCCTGTTGTCTTTCCTGTGTTCAAATAGTCGTTACGGTGCTGGTGCAGCCACTTTTGGGTGTCCTCGTTGATGACGTCAAAATACTTGTTTGAATAAGAGCCGATTCCGCATGGTTCATTGTCTGTTTTTCGCAACGTCCATAACAAGTGCCTGAACCACAGAAGCCGCTCTGTATTGGCAAAGATGAGATTTACAAGTTCTTTCATAACAAAATATATTTAAGCGTTCTTTGAATTTTTTGGCGGGTGACAATGTTTTTCAGTTCCTAAGACTTATATTTTATCATATACTGATTATTTATATTGTTCTTACTACTGATTTATTGTTAAACTGCTACTGGAAGAGGAGGGAGTGGAGCAGAGTTTGCCCTTACCCATGATTACTCACTGGGAAGGCTCTGCAATTTTCCTGCTGACTGTTGTCGTCGGTCGTCATTGCCCAACAAGGGAGGATAATTCCCAGTGTTGACGTACGGCTTTCCGCTATTGTCAGCGTCCCACCCTCATCCGTACTCAAGTCTTGAGGTGTGCCATGTGTCCCACTTGCTAAGATGCAGTGCGTGGTGTTCTTCGCCCGTCTCTTCCTGCAAATTGAGGTTGATTGTATAAAACAAAAAACCTCCGCAAGTGGTCAAGCCTTGCAGAGGTGAGTTATCTAAATTTCGTATGAAAAGAAAATTTAGCAATGCCAGTCGCATCTCTTGACCAAATGCGATGCAAAGATACTATCTTTTAAGATACTAACCAAATAAAATATAAGAAAATTATGCTGAATACAAAAAAAGAAAGATTCCATGAAGTAATGGAAAGATTGGAACTGACTGATTATCGCGTATATACAGATGTTCCAGAAATCACAAAAAATATGATGGTAAAATTGCGGAATGGCGAAACGCAAGACTTGTCATCAAGGATACTAGAGCCGTTCTGTAGATACTACAGTCAAGTAAATCCATCGTATATTCTCACAGGCGAGGGGGATATGCTCAAGGAAGAACCACATGTGTCAGAGGTTACCGAAGTTAAATCCCTAAGTAACCTAAAAAGTAAAGAAGTGAAAATAGATGAGCAGATGGTGAACTTGTATGACTTTGAAGCGTCAGCTGGGCTTCGAAGTCTACTGGACAACAATCATGCGAACATCATTGGTCCCATACACATACCGAATCTTCCGAAGTGTGACGGTGCGATACATATTGTTGGGGATTCCATGTATCCGATGCTCAAGTCTGGTGACATCGTGCTGTACAAGGAAATGCCTGTAGATATGCAGCACTTGTTCTATGGTGAGATGTACCTCCTTTCATACATCATAGAAGGTGATGCTTACGTCGTGGTCAAATACATCAACAAATCACCTCAAGGGGAGCCTTATGTCACGCTCGTGTCGCAAAACCCACATCATGCCGACGTGGATATCGACTTCCGTACCGTCAACGCTCTCGCTCTTGTCAAGGCAACCATCCGCATCAACTGCATGATGTAGAAAATAGCATATATTATCTAAAAAAGGACTGAATTAAATCATTGAATAGTTGTAACATATTTGTAAACAACAACTTATCGTATTTCCGCTTTTAGATTGTGGTTCTGAATGTCGTGGGTTCGAGTCCCACCTGCCACCCATCCCA